ATGAAAACCTACAAAGAGGCGGTCGCCAATGGAGACGATTATGCAAAATCACAGATGGCTGATCACATCGGAATATCGGTAGAGGGAGATCACCTTCTCGTACTCAGCATGGTGGGTTTTATGCCCGTGATGGCCAAGGTGAGATTTCTAAATGGCAGGCGCGAGAATCAAATCTGGTTGGTCGATCCAGCGACTATAAGAGTTTTGAAGAGAAGGGCAGAGCTTAACTAGTCCTTATCACCCAAGTCATTGACCTTCATACTTCCCGGAGTGTACTATTTGTCCAACCTCAGTGATGAGGTGTGGAAATTTTTGGAAAGCCGCAGCGGAGCGTTATTGTTCCTGCTGTTCCAGATGTAGTCGATCGGGAATGCTCCCCGGTTAGCTGTCGCTTATAAGCAGGGAACCGCCCATCCGGCCTCACGGGCCGTGGGCGTTTCTGTTAGCGCACGCGGTATATCAAAAACATACACAGAAAACCTGCTTGATCCATACGAAAAAGAAAAGAGGATGTTATGTCTTCCCGAGCTACCGCACTGGTTTGCCGCTGGCCAAACCATCAGATGTACGCGCAGCCAGGCATGACCTGCCCGGCTTGCAAGAAGCCTGCTACACCGAGCACACCCGCGCAAAGGGTGCGTAAAGCATCGAAAGATCTGATCAGAGCGATCGGAGCCCTGATTCATGCTTGCGCCGATTGGTGCTCTGCCCTGACACTGTAAAAACCCACTAGACAACTTGAGCGCAAAAGCTTGCACACTGCGGGCGGTTTTGCGCTGCGAAGGAAATTCATGCACGATTTTAATGGTCCCGCTTATATGCCAGCTCGCGACAGGATGCGCCTGACTGCGCAGATGGAGCGCATTTTCAGCATTATGAAAGACGGGGAGTGGAGAAGCCTCGATCAAATAAGAGCGCAAACAGGAGATCCGCAAGCGAGTATTTCTGCTCAACTGCGCCATCTTCGGAAAGAGCGATTCGGGGCACACAGACTGGATCGCCGATATGACGGCAACGGACTATACAGCTATCGATTGATTATCAATGCAGAGAGGAAATTATGACAGCAACAGAAACACCTGCGGCGCAGTTGCCAGCCAAGGCGGCGCCCCAGCAAATTATCGTTACCAAAGATCAGCCGCCGCTAGAATTCCTCGATCTGGTAGGCGAGGCAAACAAGACCGCCTGGTCAGTTATGTGCCGGTCGCACTATCCCGGCATGAGCTATGACTCAGTGCTAACTGTGGCAAAACTGTGCCACCAGCGCGGGCTCGACCTAATGGCCAAGCCATACCACATAGTAAAGATCGGCGATACAGAGAGCATCTGGCCCAGCATCAATCTTTATCGCTGCATAGCGCACCGCACCGCGCAATACTGCGGGCAGGATGAGGCTCTGTATGGGCCAGAGAAAGACTTTCTATACCAAGGAAGGACATATCGCGCACCCGAGTGGTGCAAGGTGACCGTTTACCGCTGGAATGCCCTGACTGGGAAGAAAGAGCCATATACAGGCAAGATCTTCTACGAAGAACAGGTCGTGCTGAAGGATAAGGGCACTGTGCCCAATGATATGTGGGCGAAACGCCCGAAGGGGCAAATGGAGAAGGGTGCGGAGGCGCTCGCGCTGCGCAAAGCCTTCCCAGAAGAGATCGGCTCTGATCCGACCTTTGAAGAGATGGAAGGCCGCTCGGAGGTCGAGCTTGGATTCAAGTCGCCTTACGAAGCAATGCAGGAGCGGGTGGCGGAGCGCGCCCAGGTGCAGCAAGAAAATCGCGAGACCATACTGGCGGAATTCAAAACCATTGAGCCGACTGGCGAGGCGGAAAAGATCTATGTATCTGCCGAGAAGCGCCTAGAGGAGCAGATCACAAATAAACTGGAGGCCGAAGCTAGCGTGATGGCCGAGAAGGGCGATCGCGTCGGCGCTGAGGCGGTGCGCAAAGAGGCAGAGCAAGTTAAGGCGGCAACATCGGAAAAGAAGATCAATATCGCCGAGCTGACTCTGACTGGCAGCGCCCGAAAAGGCTGGAAGTCTGACCAGGTGAAGAGCCTGGTGAAGCAAGAATGCGGGCTCGATTGGGCGGATGCGGTCAAAGGTATTACGCGCGAGCAGTTCGATGCTGTGCTTCTCATCGTTAGCAACAAAACGCCCGCGGAGGCTCTCAAGTCATGACCCAGGAATTATCAACAGCAGAGCGCGCGGCGATCGCCATGCGCGAGGTCTTTGGCGAGACTGCGGAGCTCAAATACAGCTTTTCGTATGACTGCCCCGAGGATCTTGAGGGGCTGGAGCGCGAGAAAGAAAAGCTCGACAAGGCGCTGGAGGCAAAAGCGATCCTTGAGCCGGTGGCAGTGGCTGCGATCAAAGCGCGTCACCGCCTGGTGATCGACAAGATCGCGGTGCTTCAGTCGCCAGCCTTCAGCAAGAAGCCGCCAAAATCTCAGGAGCGCGAGCGCTATGATGCGCTCCTGGCTCGGATTAAGCCACTCGATCTTGAGACCGAATGGCTCGATCGGGAACTGGAGCGCCTTGCTATTCCGATCGGCACCCTTGCTGGTCTTACGCAGGAGAAAGCCGACGAAATCGGAACAGCAATCGCAGCTTTCGAGGCTGCGTGGCCGAAGAAAGATGAGGCAAAAGACGGATCGCGCCGAGGCCGCAGGAATGCCGGTGCCAAGAAGGATAAGAAGGAAGAGCCCCCAAAGCAAGAAAGTGTCGCTGCGACACCTGGCACTTCAGAAGCGGCTGCGGCTGCTGCCTCTCCTGCTGCATCAGATGTACTCACTAAAGATGAATCTGATGTCGCCTGGGCAGCCTACAATTTCTTGCGGGATCAAGACCTTGAGCCGCCCGCCGAGTTTGAGCAAAGACTTTTGGCCGGTGCAGCCACATCGAATGATTTCGATGCGCTGACTTCGGCCGCTATGGATATGGGCTGGGTGCCGGAACTGGCAAGCGCTCCTGCTGAAACAGAGACAGCAGAAGCCGAGCCGGTCTCTGAAATCCCGTTCATTGCGGAGAGTAGTGGAACCGTGAAACCCGAGGAGGTGAGCGATCTTCAGCAAAAGATAGAAACACCGGAAACAAATAGGGATTTGGAAACCAAGGAATCTAATGATGTTACTTCAGCGGAGCCTGGCTTGAGTGCTACCGCGGGCGAGGGTGGAAATCATGTAGATGCGGAGGCGCTGCCGGCAGAGTCGAATCAAAAAAATATCGCGAATTCTCACCAAGACTCTGCCGGTCAGCCAGTCCAACTACCCGCAGCCCAGGTGCAAGAGACAGAGCAATATCTCGAAAAAGAAGACGGCACATGGGTGAATCTGAAAGATGGCACGGTGCTCACCGAGGAGCAGATCGAGAAAGCGAAGCTCGACAAGAAGCTGACCGACGCCGAGGTCTTCCTCTTCGTGGATTCGCTTGAGGTCTCTGCTTATGAAGACGCAGTAAAAGTGCTGACTCTCATTAAAAACTGGCAGCACGATTGCGAAGATATAGCCAAGATTGCGCGCGACCTGATTAATGCAAAACTTCGCCTGATCAATGGCTTCCTCTATCGATTCAATCGCGGTATCAGAGCCGTGTTTGAGCCGAAGCTGAAGAAAAACCAAGAAGGGGAGTATGACCCGAAAAACGTCAAGGTGCTCGATGCTGGCGTGAAGTTGTTCTGGACAACCACAGGCGGTGTCAAGTGTGTTGATCGCAAGGGTCTCAATGGCTTCATGGCGACCTGCTCGGATGCTGTCTTTGAGGGTCTCGGCGGCACTTACGGCAAGCCGCAGAGGGTCTGGGAATATGAGAAGATCGTCAAGCTTTACGAGGCGGGCGAGGAGAGCTTGCAGCGCTTCTTCACGAAGTCGGATGTGAATGAACTAGGTTTGATGCGCGTAGGGGTGGACCGCTCCCCTTGGACGCCTGCGCGAATCGGGAAGGAATTTAAGATCGCAAAAAATCTGCCAATGCTGACCACATCAGCAGAAAGCGAGCAAGAGGAAAGCACCAGCGGCACTGCCGCATAGCTGAAAGGATCGAAAATGAGAATAATACCAGCCATGGTGGCTGCATTGATTTGCAGCCAGGCGGCAGTGTGCGCCGAAGATCAGCCGCAAGCAAAGCCGCCCGGCTTCTGGAGTCGGCACGAGAAGCTCAAAACCCTTCGCGATTGGAGCACCGCGCCAGCACGCGCGGTGTGGAATTCGCACACAGTTACCACCCTTCGCGATACACCGGCAGGCAAGAAAATCTGCGCGGCCTCAAAGGCATCAGCTCAGAAGACGTGGCAAATCACCAAGCAAGGCGCCCATGTCGCCAATGTCGCAGCTCTCAAAGCTAGTGACGTTGGTTACAAATACGGTGGCATTGCGCAGCTCGGGATCATGGCAAGCACTGGCATTACAGCCATCCGAAACAAAAACAACAACAAAAACCAAACAATAATCATGGCTCCGATACCGAGCCAGAAGTGAGGCGGAAATGAGTAAGCAAATGCTCGGAGCCGGTCTGATTAGGCGCGGTCAGATCACCTTCAAAGGACCGGCAGCAGAAGCGGTAGTGTCAGAGGTTGATGCGCTTATGCGTCGCATCCAGATCTTGAATGACGCTCGCCTTAAAGCTCTGCGTTATGCGGAGGATTTCGACTCCGCACTCAAGGCGACCTACGCCTTTCTGAATAATGTCGAGCACGCAGAGACGCGCGATCAGTTGCGCTGGCTGCTCGATCTCAACGTGTCGCGCAACAGAGATCTGAAAGAGGCTCTAAAGGTCACGGTGGGCGAGTAATGCACGATTATCCCATCGCCAAGGGCTCGCACTTGCACCGACTGCTAACGCAGGAGGATGTGAAGCTCGGGCTAGGCATCAAGCCGATTATCTTCCAGTTCAGAATTCGCCCGGTGCCATTCAAGCGCGTGGTGCCGAAAGTTGGAAAGCCGTATAACCCCAGGGAGTATCGCGAATACAAAGAGCTGATTCAGAAGTCAGCCCTTCAGCAATACAGCGGCCCCACGCTGAGAACCACACTCAGGGTCGATTGCTTCTTCTTTTTCGATTCCGGGCACCATGGCGATCGAGATAACCTCGGGAAAGCCATCGAGGATGCGCTGCAATACGACAACGACAAGGATCACTACTTTCGAGGCATCTATCACAACGATAAAAGCAACCTCGCGGGCAGTCAGGAAATTTTCTATAAATCCGAGCACGGCGATGACTGGCCTGGATTTGAGGGCAGCCTCGTGATTATCACGCGCCGAAATCCCTACAGCCCGCTCGGAACCCCACTATTAGAGCAACTAATGCCAAGGAGTTGAGAGATGTACTTAGAAAAAATCAAAAAGGGACAAGAAGAGCGAGACGGTTATGTCAAAGCGATTCAAATGCTGATTCCGCCGCATCCTTCCGACTATGACGCAATTTACGAGCACAAGAAGGAAGTGCAGCGCCTGAGCGATCTACACCACGCTACGTGCTTTGGGATCGAGCACCAGGTGCATGTTTTGCTGCAAGCGCTCTATAGCGCCTGCGGTGAAGATTGGAACGTCACCGCCGATGTGGTCGAAGAGGCATATCGCGGTAATTCTGAGCCAGCCTGGCTTGCTGCGCGCCTGGCTCAAATCGAAGAAGCAAAAGAAGCCGCAGCGAAAAAGAGGAGCCGCAAAGAGATCCCTGGTCAGATAGATCTTCGCGACGAACTGGCAAATCAGCAAATGAATGAGGAGGGCCGCGATGAAGCCACCGTGTAAAGCACCTGAAGGTTACCTGCCCGCCGCCGACTATGCGCGGCTGCACAACATCCACCCATCGACCTTGCTTGGCTACTGCGCGACGGGCCGCCTAGAGCATTTGCGAATTCGTAAGTGGCACTTTATACCCGAGAACGCAAAAGTACAGCCCACGCGCAAATCAATACCGGATGGTTGCCTCACAACCACAGAATACTGCGCACGCCATGGCATGAGCCTCAGCAGAGTGAAAGCAATGCTGAAAGCTGGGCTGATTGAGGGCGCACGGTGGACCGGTCAACAATGGCTACTGCCAGAAGAGGTGACATGCTGACAGATAATCAAAAGAGGGCAAATCAACTGCTGCCCCAGTGGATCTCAGGCCGTAATTCAATCGTGAATGCACTGGCTGCGGAGCTGGATGAAGCCGAGCGCCGCGGCAGAGAGAATGCTGAGCAGCCGCACGCCACTCTCAGTATCGCGCAGCTCACGCTGTGGGATCTCGCGGCTCTGCTAGCCAGCCTTAAGGCGCACAATCCTTTTAAGGCTGCTGATCTCTTTGTCGAGGAGCGCGCAGCCCATCTTGCAGCAAAGCAAGAAGCAAAGCCAGAGCTGTCGCCTGTGCCAGAGGTCATGTGAGTGGCTGTTATCAAACCATTTCCTCTCACTTCGGCCGACTACTTTGTCTTCACAGACACCGAATCCTCGGGTCTGCATTCAACGGACGATCAGATCATCCAGCTCACCTGCGTGCTGACTGGGCGCTATCCAGCCTTCCCGATCATCACTTACTTCAGCAGCTATGTCAGGCTCGATGATGAGCGCGAAATCCATCCCGAGGCATTCAAAACGCACGGGCTCTCGCGTGAATTTCTCGCCGACAAACCGGTAGAGGAAATGGTCGCGCTCCTGCTGCACGACTTCACTCACTTGGTGCCATCCCCAGTCTTTGCTGGCTATAACTGCCCATTTGATCTGGCAATGCTCGACGCGCTCCAGCGGCGCACCATGCACCTGGCTGCATACAAGACGCCCTCGCTCGACATTTATCGCGAGCTTAAGGCGCGGGTCTACCTGGGCAACCACGAGAAGGCCCATTCGCTGGAATCAGCGCTGAAGCATTTTGGTTTATCCACAGCCGGTGCGCACGATTCAGCTACCGATATTTACAACACGATCAAACTTGCCCGCATCGTCTTACCCATGCCCATAAAGGAGGAGTTATGTCGAGCGTCTTAATTCAGAATGGATCATGGTTTGCTACAGCCCTGGAGAGCAATCGCCGAAAGACTGAAGATCTGGAAGCGGAGATCTGGAAGCTGCGCGAAGAGAATCGAAAATTGAAGCAGGAAAACATCTTGTTGCGGACAAATGCCCCCGCCGCTATTATCGATACACCCTCGAAATTGACTTAAATCCAGTCGCCGCCTTGCGCGGCGCCCTTACCCACGCTTTCTTAGGATTCCATGAAATACACCCAGGCTGACCTGATCAGAATCGCCAGCTCGCTTGGTAATTGTCAGCTACACAGAGACGGTAATGTCTCGTGCGTTTGCCCGAAACACGGCAGCCCGGGCGACGACGGCACCAGCTTCAACATGAAGGTGAGCGACCAGGGCAATCTGGTGCTGACCTGTAGGAAAAACTGCACTTATGAAGACCTCAGGACAGCATTAGAAGATCGAGGTCTCATCGAGAAGCGCAATAAAGTAGTCGAGATGCGCGGCTCTCGCCAGTGGGAGCTGCTTGCTGAGTATGACTATGAAGATTTCGACGGCAGCATACTTTACAAGACAAAGAAATTCCGCAAGCCTGATGGCAGCAAGACCTTCGCGCAATATAGAGCAGTTGGCAATGGTGGCTTTGAGAAAGGTCTTGGCACTGTAAAGCGGGTGCTCTTCCACTTGCCCAGGCTGCGCAGGGCGATCGAAGAGGGCGATATGATCGTCTTTGTCGAGGGCGAGAAAGACGTGCTGACAGCCGAAGGGCTCGGGCTGGCAGCGACCTGCAATCCCATGGGGGCAAAGAAGTGGGATGGCAGCTACACCGAGCAATTAAGCGGTGCCCCGATCGTTTACGTGATCGCAGATAACGACAGCGACGGCAAAGAGCATGCGAGGCTAGTGGCCACCAGTCTGCACAAGGCTGGCACGCGCTGCGCAATAATCAACCTGCCCGGGCTCCCGGTGAAGGGGGATCTGACTGACTGGATCGAGCAGGGCCATGATCTCGGGCAGCTCCTCGATGAGTTTGCGAAAGCGGCGAATTATGCGCCCGGTGTCGATGATCCGGCCTTGCCGGCTGAAGAGATCTCGATCGACAAAGCCCTGGAGCAGCTCGGTCTCGGGCGAGACCCAGATCGCGACGAAGCCAATGGGCAGCGCTACAAAAAGCTACACCTCGGTAAGAGCTATTACACACGGCAGAGAGGCTGGGTGCACTATGAGGATGGCAGGTTTGTGCACGACGATCCGAAGCAGCACAAAGCCAGGGAGCTGGGTCGCGCTGTGGTGCAAGGCATCTATGCAGAGGCTGATCGCTTTGAGAAGAGCTGCCCAGGGCTGCACCACAGACTCACCAGATTTGCTGCAAAGTGCCAAGATACAGGACCGCTCAACAACATGATCCAAATGGCTGCATTGCAGGAGGGTATGCGAGCAGAGATCTCTGAGTTTGACCGCCACAAAGAGTATCTGAACTGTGCAAATGGCGTGATAGACCTGCGCACAATGACCCTGCTGCCGCATGACCCGGCTCTCAAGCTCACAAAGCAATGCCCTGTTGAATTCGACCTGCACGCAGAAGCGCCAGAATGGGCCAGATTTATGCGCCACTTTACGAGCGGCGACCTGAAACTCGAGCAATTCTTGCAAGAAGCAATCGGTTATACCTTCACTGGCTATACGAAAGAGCAAAAAGTCTTTATCACCAAGGGTGGTGGCGGCAATGGTAAATCAATCTTTCTTGATACGCTCCAGCTTATCGGAGGCGACTACGCTCAGAACGTGCGCGCCAAGATGTTTATGGCCAAGACTCATGAGTCGCAGCTCGACTCAGCAAGCCAGCTCGATGGTGCTCGATTTGTTAATGTGAGCGAGCTTAACGCAGGTGATGTGCTGGATGAGGCCTTCCTCAAGGATGTCTCTGGCGGCACAGATCGTGTGAATGCACGGTATCTATTTAACGAGCCTTATCACTTCAAGCCCGAGTGCACCCTCTGGTTTAGAGGTCAGTACAGGCCGCAGATCTCGGGCACCGATGAGGGGATCTGGCGGCGCATTTTGCTGATTCCCTTGATTGCTGACCTGGGCGCGATCTACAAAGAGCGGACCCTGGAAGAGAAGCTTGCAAAAGAGCTGCCAGGCATCCTGCTTTGGATCGTGGTCGGCGCAAATAGATGGCTGACCAATGGGCAGAAGCTGAACATCCCCGAGTGCGTCGAGAAGGCTACAAAGAGCTACCGGGCCGATATGGATATGATCGCCGCTTTCATGTTTGAGAAATGCGTTATCAACCAGTATGAGCGGATCGGGTCGCTTGAACTTTATGAGGCATACTGCCGGTACATGCGCGGCATCCAATTAACACCGCTCGGGCTGCGCCGCTTCTCAGCGGATATTGAAGCGCGCAAAGGCATCGAAAAGAAGCGCAGCAGCACCGGCTTCTTCTTCCAAGGAATCCGCCTCAAATCCGGCTCTGAGCAAGATATGAGCTATGACGAAGTGGAGCACGAGCCCGAAATTCTCGCCGTATAGCTACTATATAAACTAAAGGGGTAACAATGGCTCACAAACCTAACTATAAGACTATCAACTGCCAGTATCCAGAGGTATCGATTCATCAAATGGACTTTATTGCAATGGTGCTGGGTATGACCCGCACCGAGCTCCTGCGTGATGCGCTGCGGGTGTATATACGCCAGTTTCGGCAAGATACGGCGCCGAAACTGCGCGAAGAGATCGATCGCAAGTTGCTGATCGAAGAGCCAGAGAAGCTGGAGAAGGCTAAAAGCAAGTGCTGAGCGAGGTGCTAATGCAGATAGCGATTGAATCACCGCCAATCAGGTATCCCTTCTATCGCGAGGTTTTGATCGCGGCGGCTGTCCGGAATTTTGAGCGCCTGAGATTTTGGCAGCTCGTGCTCCCTCTGCCGTGCAACCGCGCGCAATGGCGCGTAAAAAGATTGATCACTAGATCTCTGGTTTACTTGGCTGAAAATGGCCTATAATCCCGATCAGCAGAGGGTGCGGATCTTTGATCCAATGCTAATGCTGAGACACCATAGTCACAGTAGGTTGTGTTGTGCCGTGCTTGTATGAAATAGAGACAAGAATTTCAGCGGAGTTACACAATGGAACCGTTTCGGCGCCGTGTTGGTAACCATAAGCGGTGGTCATACATACTGAGCCAAGCCTGCTACGGCAGACCAAATAATATGCAGAGCCCAGGGTGAGTCACACACCTAAAAGCAGCCCCGAAAGGGGCTGCCGTTTTATGCACACTTCCAGATCAGCCTGGTGCCACTCCACGCAAGATGCCCGGGTCGCAGCGACTTGCCACCAGGTGGAATCAAATCTCTATACCAGTTCAGCTTTCGTACTTCTTCCAGGGAGTTGCGATCGAAGAGGTGGCGCTCGACAGCCCGCCGCCTGACCAGACCGGTCAGAATAACGCCCTTGCGCTCCCCGTGGAACCACTCATCAGCACCATCTGCAAAGCCATGCAAATCGCCTGCGCAAAGTTTGTGAAAGCTCTCGGCAGTATCCCAGCCCTTGCCGTTATAAGACCAGCTCAGAAAAGCTGCTTTCTGCCCGGGTGTCATCTTTGCAGCGATGGCAGCCGGCACTTTGTGCACGAAGATCTCATAGCGCCGCTGGATGCCCTCGGCAAGCCATTTGTCTGCGGTTTCGCGGGTGATGTGCATCGGATGCGCAGAAAGAGGTATTGCGGTACCCCAGCCGATGGTCGCCTGCAGGTGCTCCTCCCCCTTCACGATATAGCTGTCGAGATGGCAGTTATCACTGGCCTCGAAATGCTCGATCACTGGCAGGGTGATAGCAAGAGTAGCGGGATCTATCGCGGTCATTTGGAATACTGCTCGACAAGCTGAGCAACGGCTTGGCAGACCTGCTTCTCATGCCCGCCGAAAAGGCACCAGGCACCAAAGCCCACGGCTGCGCCGCCGCCAACATAGAGCGGAAAAACTAAGACCTTTCTCGTGTAGTGCCCGGCTTTTTGTACCAGGACTTTCACGACCCCCGGCTTTTTAACCGGCTCGGGAGGAGTCAAGTCGTCTGCATAGACGGCTTGTGTCGAGAGAATTGCTACCGTGAGCACCTTAACGAGAGTTTTCATCTTTCTTCTTCTCCAGATATGCCTTCTTGCGATCTTTTGGGAAAGCGAAGGCGATGATTATTGCCAGGGCAGACAGGCTCGACCAGAGGATTCGCTCTTGATGCCAGGGCTCGTGCCGAATCAGACAGTCAATCCAAGTCAGCATCATATAGACCATCGGTGTAGCAGCGACGGTCTGACCACAGCGGCGAACCACATCAGCCTTTGATTCCGTCAAGTGGTCTTCGCACTTAACGCAAAGGTGAGTAGTTATCTCTCCGTCGAATGGCGGCTCTTCTGATTGTGGTGCTGGCAGCTCAGCCATCTGTGCGGATTCCTATAGTGAAGCAAGCCGCAGGCCGCACACACAAAAGCCACCGGCAATACAATGTCCTTGAGTAAAGCGATCAAATCCATTGGGTGTGTTCCTGTCTGTTTTGAGAGTCACAAGAGCCCGAGGGCTCGCTATTTTGTCAGCTCGTCCGCGGCTTCCTTGAGAATTGCGGGTGCTGACTGAGCCAAGAACATTGCGCGCTTTTGGATCGCGAAGAGTCTTGGCAATGCGTGGAACAGCACCAGGAGATCGGCGCCATTCAAATACTTGTCTGCTTCGATCGTTAACACGCCGATAGCTTCAGAGAATTTTTTCTCTGCGAGATCACTTAGGACTACCGGGCCGCTTTCCACCGATGCCTTCTCCATCTTTTCGAGCACTGGATCAAGCTCGGCATTCAGAGCAGCAAAGTCATCTTTGATCTGTGCCAGATCGGCGTGACCATCATGATCACCATCGACCTTCTCAAACTTATCTCTGGCGTGATCTACCGAGACCTTAGCCTCCGCCTGTTTTTCTTGGATGAAGCTCTTGATTGGATTGAACATTTCCACCACCGAGGAAAGGGATTTTGAATGCCGTGTATTGTGCACAAGACATAATGCTAAGCATGGTGCAGGTTTCCTGCACCGTCAAAGCTAATAATCGATATTTTGCTTCTCTGCGACCACAGTAGTCGCATCGAGTGGAGATGGTTGAGGATTCAGCGTGTCTATCTCGATGTAGATCTTGTCTGTCGGAAGCAAGTGCAGGCTGGCCGATGTGCCAGTCAGCACAAGAGTATTGGCTGAATCGGGAGAAAGTGTGCTGAGGTCAAGCGGTCCACCATTAATCAGGGTCGGCCCGCCATAATTCTTGGTGATAATCAGCGTACCACCAGGCGCGCCACCGACCGAAATTGTCAGTCTCGTGATATCGCACTCACGAACCGGTGGCAAATAGGTGTAATAAGCAGTGTTATCAGCGAGCGCCAAGCCACCGCCCGGCGTGAAAGTGAGCAGCTCGCGCTTCGCCGCCGGCCCAATGATTGCCTGCTGGAAAAGATTTTGAACCGCCACCACGCCATTCAGCAGCGGATTGAGCAGTGTCTTGTGATCGAGAGTCTGCGTACCATTCACGGTGGCCATTGTGTCGGTGGCTTCAGGAACCGTTACCGTCGCCCCTGCCGCAGTCTCCAGAGAATTGCTACCGAGCTTCGGGGCTGCGGTGAAGGTCTGCTTAAGGCTGAAAGTCTGCGCCGCATCGGTCTTGGCAGTATTGCTGCTGACACTAACGGTGGTGGCGCCACTCGCAGTGGCAATGTTTATACCAGTGCCCTGTGTAAGCACCGTGCCTTGCGGGTAGTTTGGATCGGCAGCAGTGAGCACCACATGCGCCTGCTGGAGTGAATTGCCGTTTTTGTAGATCGGTGAAAGGGCAGCCAGGCGGGTAATGGCTGTAACCGTGGAGCCATTGCTGACCACTTTCTGGAGAGCAAGCCCGGGCTGACCAGTAGGTGCCGCCGCGCCATTTGTCACAGCCACATGATTAACCGAGCCATCGCCGAGCAGGTAATCATAAGTATCTTTGCTGGCGGTGTAGGTATAGCTATAGCCGCTCGACACCACACGGATGCCTTGTGAATAGGCGATTCCAGAGGGAGTGGTGACTGCAAAGCCGCTACCCGGCACCGAGCCTAAGAGCCCCGAGACTACCCAATCTGCAAATACATCGCCAGTGGTCAGCTTCGGTGTCAGATCCTTGTCGGAATACTGCCGCCAGACGGCCGCGCCGACTGTCGGATCTACGCAGACATATGCCTGCTTCGCTACAGCATCGATCCAGAGCGAGCCGATGCCATAACCGTCTGCCGAGTCGTCACCCACCGCAGGTGCGACAGATGCGCTCAGATTAGTCTTCGGACCATTGAGCGACTGCCAGCTCGTGCCGTTATACATCCAAAGCACGCCATTGTTTAGCACGTAGGTCTTATTGGCGGTTGGATTCGGGATCGCGCTTGTGGACTGGTTAAAATACAATCCGACAGAAGACGCAGTAGCCCAAGCAAAGGGCATAACACATGCCGCAATGCCGATAAGCAGAGCGATCTTCTTCTTGTTACGCAGCATCAAGCCCTTTCTCCTTTACGTCGTCACCTACGCCTACTTTGACGATCTTGCCACCACCCTTGATGTCTTCGCCATGCAAGTAGTCATGGCAGAGATTCTCAAATTGCCCTTTGGGTCCAAAGGAGGCCATGAGCGAAGCGACCGATCTGTCTGTCGCATCGAATCTATTTGTGCCATGCAGCTTGGCCAGGGCAGCCATAAAGGTAGCGCGTTTCTCGACCTGCACGATTAGCGGCAAGGTCGGTCTGCCGGTGATTGTCTCGATCACACCTGCATCGCCACCATTGCCAGCATCGCCACCAGAGCCGCCACCAGCGCCGCCGCTTCCGCCGGTCAGCGTCACGGTGCCAGAGCCGCTGAAACTCGGTGCAAATCTAAGATAGATACCGCCCGAGCCACCGCCGCCGCCACCACCTTTGCCGAGCCCTGCGCCGCCCTGGCCGCCGCTGATGATGATCTTGCCGTTGTTAACGATGGTTGTCTGGCTAAAAAAGAAAACAGATCCACCCGCGCCGCCGCCGCCACCGCCATGGCCCGTGGCAGTTGCGACGCCGCCATCGGAGCCAAACGACGATACTTGTCCACCGCTGCTGATCGTGATGCTGCCCGCAGCCACTATGCGAAGCGAGCCAGGAGCCGCGCCTGCGTCTTGGGAATCATCAGCATTTTGATCCGGATTGGGATCGGAAGGGTGTGGGTGTGGCGCATGGGTGACTGGAGGATTCCAAAACCGCAGCAAGCCAGAGCCGCCAGAATCCCAGTGGTTGAGCACAGCAGCATAGTGATCCCAAATCAGACCGCCGTGCAGGCGCGGGCGTCCGCCCAAATACTGCCTGCCGCCCGGGGCTAGCGATTTAGCGCCGCCGCCACCACCACCACCACCATAATTGCCGGTAGCTACGCTGGCACCCTGACCACCGCCGCCCCCAATGCCGGAATCCGAGCCGAGCCCATTACCGCCATCGCCGCCGACGCCACCATTGCCGCCGCCACCACCGCCGCCATCGCCCCCGGTGCCAGTGGTGTCACCGCCACCAGAGCCGCCACCAGGACCATTGCCGCCAGCACCTGGACCGCCGCCTTTATAGTCATGGTTAACGTTGATCAAGCCCAGGATCGACACATTGCCGAGGGCATTAAGCACAGAGCCGCTCGGTAGCACCTGGGCTTGAGATGCAGCAACCGTGAAATTCTGATGATTGCGTTGGATCTGGGTATTTTCAGCCACGCTCGTGCTGATCGTGACCGATCCGTCGCTCCCATCGCCGCCGAATCTAACCCAGCCAGGGCGCTGCGCCGTAGCATTCGCCATGGCTCCAGACGACAGAAGAAGAGCAGCCACCAAGGCTGGAATCGTAAGCTTCATTTAGCCTCCCGCGTAAGCATCGAGTATGAAATAGTTGCCCGGGGCATTGCCTCCATCCGCCTTGAGGCGCACAGAGTCGCCACCTTTGACCAGTTCATACTTGTCTGAGTGTTCAATTTGATTGCTACCGGTCGGCCAGATCGTCGCCGTATAGCCGACGTTAGTATCAATCCGCTTGAGCGTGATATCTTTCGTATCTACCGTGTCAGGGATGTGGATATCCACCGCAGGAGTCTGTACGTTCAAGAAGTAAACGCCAGAATCAGAGATGGTGAGGGGAAATGTATCCTCGTAATTGGGCGGATCGTCGAGGCCGCCGCCACCACCGCCACCACCGACAGTGCTCATCGACTGCCAGAGCGTGCCCGAGATCCACGTCCAGACATTAACGAGAGAGCCGCTCACGACCTCAAAAGCGATCATCCCTTGCGCCCCAGCGGTGCCATTGGGGTCAGCCGATACTACTTTGAACAGCGGCAGCTTCCACCCCGAGCCAGGGCTGGTGCTGGCCACTAGAAGATTGGCAAAGGGGAGAATCCCTTGAACTTCGGACGTGAGATCGATCTGCGGAGCCTGACCGCCGCCGCCCAGGTGGTGCTGAGTATAAAGACCGCCAGCGAAAGGCGCGCGAGGGTAGCCGGAATACGCATCAGGGCCAGCCACTTTGATGTCAGCATCGACCACCTGGGTCTGCCCTTGGTGCAGGTTGATCAGGTACATCGGCACATAGCCCGCAGTGGCCGCTGGTGGCACTTCGCCGCCGCCGCCTGCCGGATTGCCATAGGTGAGCTTAATGTCTGCCAATCCATGCCTTATGCTTGGCGTGGGGTCGCCGCTGTCGGCAGGGCCGTCGAGCGGATTGCCAGGATCGGACGTGTTGTAAAACTTTTTGACGGGCTCAGGGTCGCCTTCTCGCTGATCGTCGGATTGCTTGAATCCAACTTGTATAAGAGCCCATTTGTGCTGTCCGGTGGTCAGGTCGCTGATATCGAACTCAATCACCTTGCCATCTGTGGTGCCCATCTGGTAGACCAGCGTTGAGTCTTCATCGAATGGCCCCCACGGATCGGCATCCATGACGGTCTTCTGGAGCAGGATGCCTTGCCCGATGTTGATCGACATATCTGGAGAGAGTTGCGCGGTCGCTGCGAAATATCTCAGCGCAGCATCATCGCTACCCAGCAGCAGCTCGGCAAGCTTTCCGTAACCAGTGATTACATCCTTGATGAAGGACAGAAAATCGAAGGCGCGAATCTGTTGCAGAGACTCAATATAAGGTTTTTCCACACTTTCTCTCCTGGTCTTGAGCCTATGGCTCAAAGATGGCCCAGTAGAGATTCTGTGTGTCGTCTGGCGGCTGCGCAAAGGTAAAAGTGAGTGTATTCGGTGTTTTGTCGATCAACACCTGAGTATTCCACTCAGCCATCGCAAATGCCTCAAACGGTCGCCGAGTCTTGATCGGTATCACGAATTGTGTGGTGCCAGGCGGAATCTCGACTTTGCCGGCCTTGCCATCCGCAGTGGGAAAGAAGCCATACGAGATGGCAGCTCCGCTCGGGGCTGGCACAGCGGAAAAGTTTATCGCTTTGTGAGTGGAGTCGGTGGCATCCACGTCGAGCCACAGTGCTGTATTCCAGTTCGGCGTCACAATCAGCACATAGCTGCTCAGGGCAGCCGGCACTCCGATTCTCTGACTGATTGCATCTTGCCTGATCCGAAGTTGCCCAAAGCCTGGAGTGAGAAGAGAAGCTGCGATCCAGTCGCATCTGGCACCCTGCGGCGCAGCAGTCGAGAAGATCAGGCGGAAGCCACCGCCCGGCAGTCTCTTTGTGCTGACCGTTGTATTCCAGTTGGCATTTGTGAGCACCGCAAATGGTGAGTTGAAAGGTGGCGAGAGCGTGACATCGCGGAAGGTATTGCCCTCTCTGATGGTATAAGAGCCGCCAGTCGGCTGTGTGCGGAAGAACTGATTATTATACTGGCGGAATACTTTGGTGCCATACGCCTTGACGCGATTTACAAGCTCATCGAGCCGCGCCGCATTCAGGAACCACGAAGCATCAAACTGTGTATAAAAACTGGCATCCCAGAAGCCATTCGCATCAAAAGCTACAAAGCCGGTGGACTTAAGACCCTTAACGCGCGGCAGCGGTGAGATGAATGCACCCTTCCATCGGAGCGCGGGATTTGCCCAGCGCGCAGGCGCCTGCTGGTTGTCCACATCCCAGTAGCTATTCGCATCAAAGGCGCCAGTGTCTTGCAGTCGCCACGGCTCGATCACGCGCGGAGTCAGCCCGGTGAAGCGTTCGATCATCTTAATCAGGGCTGGTCTGGTGGCAGCCGGCAAGAACATATTATCGATGATCCGTTGGCGAAAGGCTTCATCACTCTCACCCAGCACCCTGGTGACCAGCGCGGGGAAGCCATAAGCAGGGCCAAGAAAATCATTCGCGACCAGATCGAGCGCTTCGCCCTCAGCCGTCATCAGTCGGCAGGCGTGGAAGACGTAAAGCAAATTATTATTCGTCACCTCAAGCTCAGCGCCCACTGCTTTGAACAGTGAGTAAAGCTTGCCTCCTGGGGCTCGCGCAGTCTCACCAGCCCACTCTGCTGGAAAGGTAGAGAGGAGCCTCACGGCCCAATCGTCGGCGTCAAGATCTGTTCTGATTTGGGTGGGTATATCTGGCATTTAGTATGTGCTCACGATGATCGACTCTGAGCGGATGCGCAAAATGTGCTTGTAGAAAACAGGAATATCATCGAAGCGATCAGGATCATCCTGAGTGAGCAGCACGCCGCTTGCTTCGCCGACGCCGAGAATCGAATCGTCCGAATCCTGTACCGCACGCAGCACCTGGCTGAAATAGAGAGTCTCGCCAATCTTGCGCGTGTTGACATGATCCAGCACAGCATTCTTGATTGTGTTTATCAGCTTCGATGACAGCACCACGCCTGGCTTAAGGTGCACGTAGATAGCGATCTGGTAGATCCAGATTTCCAGCGGTGGGATGACATCATATTCGACTGTGAAAGCTCGATACTCCTCAATCGAATCAGAGATTTGATCGAGCAGTTTCTTCGGCGGAGCGCCCGAGCCGTCATTGATGATCGCAAGAAAGAAACCATCTTTCGGCACGCCCTGCGCGTTTAGATTTTCATAGAGGGCGAAATCTAGCCCTTGGCGCACCTTCACGATTGCATAAGTGATAGCGCCCTTGGTGGCGCGAGCAAGACTGTTTATATAGAGGATGAATTGCGCCTTTACTTCATCGTTGGTGGCTTTATCTTTACCATTCAAGATCGGCTGATCATTCGTGACAGACAAGCCGGTCAGTGTAGTGACTGTGAGCTGATCGGCCTGCACGTTATACGCGGTGCCAGCATTAACAGATTCCACCCTGGCCGATACAGTCGTCTGCCCTGCTGGAATGACGTAGGCTCCAAGTGCGTTATCCCAGCCAGGCAAGCTGGTATCACCAATTACCGTGTATTGAATCAGCGTGTCTTCTGTGCCGATCGTGGCGCCTTCAGCGATCAAGATGTCGCTCGTGGTCGGTGCAGCCAGGGAGAAAGTCACGAGCCCAATAGCCTGCTGTGACTGCTGACGCTGCAAGCCATAATCGGCGATAAAGCTGTCAACATCGGACTCTGACTTGCAGGTCGAGAGTCGCGCATAGGCATATACCGCATTGATCTGCCGCAGTATATACATGATGTTGATCGCGATCGATTCCATGATCGCGAGGAGTGGATCGCCCGGTGTGAGATTGGGCACCAGATTCAGTGCGCCCGCCCAGGAGGCAACCAGGGAGCTTACCAACTGCTGGAAAGTCTTGATCTTAAGTGCCACTTTGCTGCTGCTCCTGATTGCCAATGCTGAATTTAATGGCAGACTTTGTGCCATCTAGCAACCAGAAGTCGGCCTGGACTTTGAGAATATCCGGCCTTGGCTGGCTGAAAGTTATCACCGGGAAGAGACTGGGATCAACAGCCGCATCCATCTTAATGCCCTGCTCTGTAACCTGCCTGATCTTCGCTTTCTGATCATCGGTGAATTTGCCTTGCACGAATGCGCGAAAAGAGAGCCCATACTGCGGGTGGAAGATGTAATCGGGCGGGATGATCTCACCGCTCAGAATGGTCTTACTATTTGTCAAAATGCGCCGAGCGATGCGAGAGACTACCTCATCTTCTCCATCTTCGGTGACCAGTCCACCATTCTGATTGACTACAAGATCCTCGCCCCAATTTAATTTTAGAGCCGTCATGCCGCCTCCTTATACCGCAGTAACGTGCAATGTTTCTTCGCCTGAGCCCATGCTTGTAGTCGGCGGGCTGCTGTTTCCACCAGTCGGTAGCGGGTGAACGTGTGCATTGAACACGCCCGCCGCCGCCTCTGTAAGCAGCTTGAGGAAGGTGCCACCTGTCGGGCCGACCTTAACATCGCCAGCAGCCACTTGCAACAGACTCGTGCTGTAATGGCTGCCCCATGATCCAATCTGCATAGTCGAACCATCGATAAAGATATTGCCACTCGCAAACATATTGATCGTAGTTAGCGCACTCAGGGCGCCGAATGTGATGTGCTGGTTGTCTACATTGAAATCCAGCCCGGTAAAATTGGTTGCCGATTGCGCATATCCAGTGAGCGTCTCTTGCATCGGCACGTTGTATGTGCCGCCTCTGCCGTCGCTCAGATTTAAGGTGGTAGTGCTATTGCCCAGGATGAGCGCAGAGCCCGACGAGATCCGCGTGACACCACCGCTCACCATATTGGCGGTGCCGGTCGCGATCTGGGTCATGGTAATGACATTTGTATTCATCAGCGCAGAACGCAGCAAAAGCTGTCCACTGGGAGTATCAGGGCTACCGATATCGCGAATACCACTCGATATGCGCACCGTCTGACCACCGATCGATACCGTGGCAGGTGCACCGACCAGATTCGGGATTGTGATCTCATCAGAGCGCATGCCCATCTGAATATCGTTACCCTGAAGCTTAAGCACCGAATTTGGTACCAGCCCTGAGGATGGCTGAGCGTTAATGATTATCTGCTCTGAAGTGAGATTAGTCTGTCCAAGCGGACCATCGACGCGGGTATTGATCGAGTTATATGGCCGGAAGCCTAAACTGCCTTCGTTAAGACCTCTATTGGCAATCAGGTTAATCTGCCCGGCTCGCTGCGGCACCTGTCCGTCACTGCCGATATCGACGGTGGCGCCAGTCAGTGTGGCGCGCTGCGCACCGCACGCTTGCAAGAGAGTAGCGAACATTGTCAGATTTGTGGTGACGCCCTCATAGCCAAAGGTCTGCACCGGTTGGTGCGCTTCCAGGGCGAGCCCGTCTGTTTTGGTGAGTTGCCCCCCGATCAAATCAAGCTCTGTCTCTGCCTGGATGAAAATGTTGCGACCCGCCTGCTCAGATATGCTGTTCTGCGCATAGATAGCGATGTTGCCAACGTCTGCGCGAATGTTGATGTCATTCTCGTGAGAGATCAGATCCATGCGTTTCTGAGCTTCGGCCTTGAACTGATTCTGAGCCTTGAAGAAGATCGAACCAGCGGCGGTGAAATTCATATCCTTCAGCGCGTTGACATCGAAATCACCCACCGCCTGCATAAAAATATCGCCATTCTCCAGCATCCTGATGATCGAGCCGCGGCTGTGTCTGATTAGCAGCTCGCCTGGCTTCAGCTTGTTATCGCCGCCGATCTGATCTATGTCTGGCAGTGCTGTAGCGGGTGCCCGCATCGGCGACAAATAAAACATAACAGCGCAAGCATAGACCCGCTCATCTCTTTCAAGAATGCAGACAAGAACCGGCTCGCCCTTCTTTGGATAATACTGAATGCCAACCTGGTCACCGGCCCAGATCGAACCAAGGGGCATCCAGTCTGATATTTCGGCGATATCTGCTGAGTCACGCTGTGTGAGTAGCTCGACCCTGACATGATTGAGCTGCGGATCGTATTCAGCGATCACGCCCAGGTGGAATGCGCGATAATCACCCACCGCCTGCACGGCCGCATGTTTCATCTGATGCGCGAATTCTGATGACATTAGCTGAACAATCCTAGTAAGTTTTGCAAAGCATCGAGGGTGGCACCGGGTGGAATAGAGAGCGCCTGGAAGCGAGTGAGGAAGCCGTCGCCAGCTCCAAGCTGTGGAATGCCATAGCTGTGATTTACGTTCACCACTGTGAAATTCCTGCCTGCCAGCTCATCGAGATCGCCCTGCACGGTCTCGATCAAGTTGATGTTATCCTGCGGTTTCAGGTCTGGGTAGCCACAGATCACACCATCGATAGTGATTTCTCGCCGAGCGATATCTCGCGCGATCGCCACTGCTTTCTGGTTGCACTGATCTTGCGACAGCCCATGCTTCTGGAATGTATAAACCGGCACGCCATTGCCAGAGCCACCGGTCGCGCCGACATAGGTACCAGCTTTTAGCGGATTAAACACATTCAGCAGCCCCGAGACCCCCTGGTCTTCGCCGACTTGATAGAGACTTGTGCCGCTGCGCTCCAGGCTATTGGGCTTGGTGCTCTTTACCTCGACTCTGAATGTCTTGTTTCTGCGCGGTGCATACCCGCTGCGCAGATCGAGCAGCGGTATCCCGCCACTGTCTCGATTGCTGATTGTGAGCGGATTCGGCTTCCAAATCATCGATAGAGGCGAGCTATCCTGCTGCTGTTTGAATACAAGCTCTTTGGCTGGCGTGCAGAAGCACTCAAAGCCAATCTCTTTAGCGAGGCGCTGCAAAATACCCCAGGGCGGCTGAGCGGGCAGGCTCCTCTTCTGCGGTGGAAGATTCGCGGTGAGTGGATTCGGCGGAGGCATGGGGCTGGGATCGACCAGAGGCGTCATGCCATAGACTCGGGCTATCTGGCTGGCTATCTGGCTGGGGGTCTCGGTACCGCGCAGCCCCATGCCTTCAAGCGTCCGATTTTCATCCATCAAGAGTGCTGACCAGTCACGCCCAGTGAGCGTGACCTCATCTTGTAGGTATGCTGTCTCTTTGTGCTCAAAGATCCCGCCAAAGACCTTGCGGGTCGATCTGTCACCATCGGATGCAGTAATGCCGATCTCTACCGGCTGTTGCATATCTTGCAGCCTAATGCCCGCCTTCTTGAGCATCGTGCGCGTGGTCTCGATGTTGACTTTGCCCACCGTGCCCAGAGAACCGGCTTCCACAAGCCATCGAGTAAACTGGAGCGTGATACCACCGATGGTGATCGTGCAGTCTGGCTTGAATACTATCATTTGAAGAGCGTCGGATCGGGTGGAGCAGGTTGCGCAGGGTTGAGCGGTATCACAATGTCATAGTCGCCAGCAGGCGGAATGGGATCGGAAAGCCCGCTAGAATCAGCGATCACGGTCCAGAGCGTAGGGTCTTCGTATGCAATCGCAGCCTCTAAAAACAGATTCGGATCGGTGCGCTTCACCGTGCTGGAGAGCTTCACGTCATTCAGCAAAAGATTTCTGATGATCTTGAGGAGTGAGACCATCTGGATAGTAGACTCGGCGGTCTCGGCATCGGGGCTGTAGTTGAGCGGTGTCAGCTCCACGATGATCAGCGTCGCCTCGCCAGCCAGGGTCGCGCGCGACTCGGGTGGCATCGCCTCCACCAGCCCGCCGCTCGACCTGAGCACCGCGTTATAGCTCTCTCTCAGAGCGTCGATCTGGGCACTGATGCTAGCGTTTAGCGTGAAGACCATTACTGGAAGAGACCTAGCTGAGTGAAGGCATTGTTAATGAGTTGCGTTATACCGCCAGAGCCATTGCTGGTGGTTGAGCCAGCGGTGCCTGGATTGTTTTGATCGATCAACGGCCTGAATTCAATCTCGTATTCTATGTAACCGCTGCGCTCGCGCGCTACGTAGTTTTGCACCACGCCAGTGAATCGATATCCCTGCCAGGTAAGATCAATCTCCTCTGCGTCGATGCGCAGTTGATCCAGGGCTTTCGATCTGTCCTGGGCATCCTGACCGGTGATAAAGCCTTTCCAGTTGATCTGCTCGGGCGCATAAGCGCCAAACTTCTGAGCGATCCTGCCGCCACCGGGCACCGGGTGGATAGCGAGACTCTGGAAGCCACCCAGCGCCAGCTCTTCTGGCGTCTCTTCTTCGGTGAGCTTTACCGACCCAATATTGACTTCAAATAGAGGCATTAGCCTGCGCCTCCTGCGGTCTGGTAGCTACTGAATGACGTGCCACCGGCATTGACCGTGCCGCCGATCGCTTGCCCCAGATGCTGGGTGAGCTTGCGCAGTACCTGATCGGCAACCTTGTGCGGATCTGCGCTCGCTGCATGAATGTGGATTCCACCCACATCGACATGCACGCTGCTTGCCTTGCTTGCATTGTTAGATGGCCTGCGAGCGATCGGAGTAACGATTGGGCGCTCTTGATTCGCCCAGCGATCGAGAGCGCTTGCAATATCAGAGCCGCCATATTTTCTCAGCTCTGAATCACCATACCGGCCATACGCTTTCTCAGCGTCACCAAGCCAATTCTCCATCCTCGGCAGCGAGAAGTGACCGACCTTGTTAATCCAATCGATCGAGTTATTTATGACACCGGCAAAGCTCGTGCCGAAGCTCATGAAAGCATTCGCGCCGACCTTGAAAGCATCAGTAAGTGAGCTCCAAATCTTGCGCACGAAATCTAATTCGTGAGCAAACAAGCCCACCGTACCCTTAATCAGATCTATGTGCTGGTGGAGGAAGCCGGTGATCTTATCCCAGTTGGCGATCGCCAAACCGACACCACCGATCGCCAGCCCGAGCGCGGCAGTCTGCGGAGTCAGGCGCAAGAAGAGTGGCCCGAGCTTCGCCAGCCAAGGCAGCGCAGTTGTAAGACCCGCTTGCAAAGGCGTCCAGATAAGATTTAGCCCCATGAAGCCCGCTCTAGTTATGAGAGCAGCGCCGCCAAGAATGAGGGCGCTCGATGCCAATGCAGTCAATGCCACCCCGGCCTGCACCAGCCTGGGGTGCTGTTCCGCAAACTTATTGATCGCCACGACAAAGCCATCTATCTTCAGAGCCATCGCGCTAAGCATAGGGATCGCTTGAGTGCCGATCGTTGCAAAAAGCGTCTTGGTGTCAGTCTCAAGCTGCGCAAGTCTATTGTGGAGCACCTGCATAAGCTCTTCTTGCATGGTGTTAATGCCACCGCCTGCGATGGCTTTCTTAACCTTCTCTTGATTGAACAAGAGCTGAGATTGAAACTTCGGATCTGAGAAGATCGCCGCGAACTTGTCGCCAGAGCCAAATGCGTATCTGAAGAGCGGCATGAGCATCTCTGCGGGCGCCACATTTGAGCCACCGCTAGCAATAACTCGATTAGCAAATTCGATAGTCTCGGGCGCTTTCTTGCCGAGCATCGGCGCAAACTTCAGCATCCGCTGCGCCAGCTCCACTCTGCCTGATGCGCTATTGGCTAGCTCACTGGTACCCTCGAGTTTGCGCGCCAGCTCCGATATGCTGAGCACCCCATCCTTGAAGACTGTGGAGCGCCCCTGATCATCCCGTATGCCCAGCGCAGAGAGTGCATAGGAAGACTTGCCGCTGAACAGCCCCGAGCCCATTACACCAGGAATGATCCGCGATAGAACGTTAGCAATATTGTTGCCAGAAAGCGCGCCTCGGGCACCAGCACCGCCACCGCCCGAGGTCTGCATCGCGGTCGCTTGCAGGACCATCAAATCTACCGGGTCGATCTTCATGATCCGGCTGCCGAGCGTGTTGACATAGCTGCCCATGGTGGCGAATCCCTTCATGCCACCCGGGATCGAAGTCGAAAGAGCTACCGCAGCATTCACGAGCGGTGTCATATCATCCTTCCCGCTTGTGCTAAACCGTCCAAATTGGTGCGCAAGAGCCGCCATGGTGTGCACGCTGGTCTCGGGTGACTCGCCCGTGGTCAGCTTCAGCACATCAGCACCCTTGGCAAAGAGCGGTAGCAGCTTCTTGATGTCAGCCATATTTCGGATGCCAGAAGAAGCCATGCCGGCTGCCATGCCTGCGAGGTCGGCCTTGCTGAAGATCGCAGTCTGGTGCGCTACTTCGCTAAGCATTTCGGAGAAACCAGCCATTTGCTGAGTCGATGAAAGCGTTGCGACCTGCACCCGCTTGATTGCTGTCTCAAGTTTCATGGCTTCCTTGACCGCGATCACGAGCGGCGCCGCGAGAGTCACACCAGCACCTGCCATCATGAGACCGCTTGAATAAAGCGATTGCACCTTATTGAGCTGCCCTTGCAGTTGCTTTGCAGCAGCATCACCCTGCATCAAGCTGGTGGTTACTCCAGCCATGGCGCCAGAGACCTTATTGATCAGCTCGACAGTAATTCCAACAGTGAAGAGATTCACAGCCTAAAGCCTCCAAGACCAGCCGCATTAAAAGTGCTCTGAAAGCCGGTTATCCCAGCGACCGCAAAAATAGTGGCGCGCTGCTCAAAGCGTGGCACCACTTTCAGGGCCGCCGGTCCAAATACTGGCCGCGGCGGCATGTTTGCTGTACCCAGCTCGGTGTAAATGACATAGGGCAGCGTGGTGCCAATCTGCACGTTGAGCCGCTTCTTATCGACCGCATAACTCACATCGTCATGAAAGGCGCCAGTCGCATAGAGTGGTGAATCCGGATTGCCGTTTAGACCTTGCCCGAGTCGCGCCTTCTTCTCCACTGTCGATGGCGCGAGCGGTGCCCATGCTGGGAATAAACCCAGCGACCCGGCCGCGGGCTGATAGTACCCGATATCACTCTGCACTTGGTCTTTTACCGCTTTGCCGACCTCATCCAGCAACTGATTCATCATCGCTGGATATGTTTTCACAGCAGCATGGGTGAGATGCTGGGCGAGGTGCGCGAAGCTGTTAAAGTGCATTGCCATCATTCAGCCTCAGCCTTTCGGTGGCGGATTAGGTGGCGGATCTGTGACCTCGCCAGTCTCCCAATTGATTATGCGCCCGTTTATGTCCTCGACAACATACAAGAAAGCCTTGCGCTCGATTTCATCCATCGAGCATGCACTTTTCCAATCTACGCCGCACTGAGCGACCTGCACGCACTCCCTGAAATCAGGGTCTTCATACATTTTTTTTTACATCGTCCAACTGGACGAAAGCAAAATTCTCTATGAACTTGTGCCCCACAATCTCGGTGCCGTCGTCGCCGAGCTGATCGGCGATCAGCATGATGTCATCTTTGCTCTGCGGTGGATACAACTGCCTGCCGTTGATCGAGCGCACATACATGAGCGCTCTGGCGATACCCATCGAGGGATCATCCTGGCACCCTCGATACATCTGCCCGAGCTTAAAATGTAGAGCGCCTTTCGGCCTCGCCATTTCGATCGCTGCGCCATTGGGCAGGCTGAACTTGATCACCTGGTGATAATCAGCGCTCGGCTCTGCTGGCACCTGCACTACCTGCTGCGATTGGGATTCTGCACGCTTTGCCTCAATCATTCGCTCTTGTCTTTCGAGCGCCGCCTCTTGTTCATCGGCGAAGTTAGCTTGATCGCCAGTCTTAATGACTGTGCGCTGGAGTTTCTTGTCTTGCGTCACGGTTTAGCCTCGCTCTAAATATTGAGCGTCGAACATCAATTCTTGCTCGACCTCTTTATCCGTGATGAAGTGCCCGAAGTCGAAATCGCCGAGCGAGCATCCATACATCACGTAAGTGTCCTTTGTACCGTCACGATTCTGAATGTCGATCTGCAAATTGAACAGAGGCAGCTCACCCAGATTGAAGAAATCGAGCGCCAACTGAATAGCAAGATCTGTTAATCTTCCATTCCTGCGCACGAATTTGATTGTGCCGCTCCAGCCGTTCGGGATATGCCGCCTGATCGCGCGCCCGCGAGCGCTGATTGGCTTGCACTCCAGCTTGGTATTTTGAGCCTTAGCCTGGAAGGACATAACGTGTCCAAGCGTGGTAGCAGCGAAGACCTCCCCGGTATCGATCCGGCTAAAGGTGATTGTGCAGTCTTGCCCGACGTTGATGTCATTCGGCAGAAGTGGTGGCATTGATAAAACTCCTTTGCTTAATCAGATCGCGCGTCGGAAACCTAGGCCGCTTGCTGAACTTCTTGAATGGAGATCACACCCAGACCGGCATTGAGAGTGGCGATCAGGTACTTGATGATTCCCATATATTCGACCTTGATCAGCACCCGGCAGAAGCCGAGTTTCAGATCGTCGATCGTGTTATTGGTCAGGTCGCAGATCGATTGGTGTCCAGCAATCTGATCGTCTGACTTAAGAGACTCGTGGAAAGTATTGAGCACAGAAACGATCGCAGCCCTGGTGGCATCATCAGACCTGTAGGTCATACGCTCGTGCACAAACGGCCCCAGGATGCCCAGGTAGGAATGCTTGAGGTAATTTGTCATGCGAGCGAAGGGGATCAGGTTTACCGAGTCATCACTGCTCGTGGTCTGACCGTGGCGCACACCGAAGACCTGACCGCGAGGAATCGGCTTTGTCACCAGGTTGATGCCATTCGATTCAAGCTGCTCCAGATCGGATTGCCCGTAAGGCGTCGCAGCCTCAGTGGCATAAACACCCTGAACCTGCTTGTTACCAGGCGATTCACCAGGCCCAAGCGACAGCAAGCGCCCCATAAGAATCGGATCTGGCTGAATCCAGTCTTGGGTCTTATTTACGCTGTCGGCAACTTTGCACCAGTCTTTCATGAGCACCACATTCTGAGTGTTCAAGCCGGCTGTCTTCTTCTGCGTCACCGCAGTAGATACACTCGTGCCGAAAGCGCAAGAAACGCTGGCAAGCATCTCCTCACTGTCAGCAAGAGCCGCTATCGCCGCCCAGTTGCTATTGCCCGTCACGCCAGCCGCCCAGAAGCCCGAGCAGGGCGGATCTTGTGCACGCAGCGCATAAAGCCCTTTGTTCGTGGTGGCATCGCCAATCACATCGGCGGCAGCTACACTGCTGCGTCCATCTGTGCCACCCGTGAGGGTGAAGGTGCCGAGAGCTGGAGCGATCGCCGAGTTATTCGGCGCGCCCGCAGTGATGTAGTCGCTTGCAGCCTGATTAATAAGACCGCCATTGATTGCCTGCGCCAAAAGATTCCAGAAGTTGCTGGCACCCGAGCCATCAGTCTTGAGATTCTTGTAAACCTCGACGGTCTGACCATCCCACCGGATGATCGTGACGGTGACCGAATTGGTAACCGTGCCTGCTTCCAACTTCACTACAATGCTGTTACCAAGAATTCCGCTGTACTTAGCGGTAAGCGTGATGCCATCAAGCGCAGTGCCAGATGTCGTATCTTTCAGAGTCTTGCTTGCTTGCGCATCAGTACCATCGGTAACACGCGCCATATACAGTTGCAGCTCGCCCTCGGAAGCCTGCTTAAAGAACTGCTCCGCCTGCCAGCACAAATCATAGGGATCGGTGAGGCGCAAGGCGCTCACGCCACCAAATAGAGCGGCTGCATCTGCTGGACTTCCGACCAGTGCGATTGGCGGCCCCCAGGAAGCGGTACCAGCGACGCCACCAGCATTGGTAGGAGTGCGCGATTGCCGCGTGCTGAGTTTCGAGCTCAAGACATAAGCGTTTGAAGACTTCGGAATGAAAGACGAAGTACCATTGATTAAGGGCATTATGTGATTCTCCGAAAGTAGCTAGCTCTGTCCGAGAATCAACTTAGGTTAGGTTTTTCGCAGGCGCAAAGGTAACTTGTGCGAAAAACAACACAATCGCATCTGGTGGCGCAAAAACTTACTGAAGAGTAAAAAGAGGCGCGAGAATCTCCACAAGCATCTCTTTGCCCTGGATGTTGTATTCCAGGCTTGCGCGAAAATCTCGACGATAAAGCGATCGATCCTTGTCGGCATCATTGACAGCGCTGCCCTCGTAGATCACACGCACTGCATCAAGCACATTCGGGTAGACCTCGACATTGAATCCATAGTCGTGCTGGAGTTGCGAGAGAAGAGGCTCAAGGAATTCCGTCAAGGAATCTCTATCGTCTTCTGAACCAGCCCATGCACTCACCTGGGCGACTGCATACTGGCGATGAATCTGCGGCAGCGCTACGCCAACATTACCAACATTTACCTGGAGCCCAGGCATGGCATCGCTAAGCGTGATCACTGCACCGGCTGCTGAAGCTGTGAGGTAGTTGCTCAGGTCGGCACTGATTGCCGCTGCCAGCTTTGCAGCAAAAGATGAGAGGGTCTCGCCGCTTGCCGCTCTCACGGCCGTGGCGCGTTGCTGTCTTGGAAACAGTACGGCGATCCCATCATTCTCGATCACGCCATTGCTGAGCGTTATAGTCATTAGGTCGTCACTGAGCGTCGCGCGCACCTCTGCCGGTGTCATTACCTGGGCGAGATCGGCGGCTTTCCACCTGGTGACATTTCGAGAAAATCCAGTGTCAACAACACTGATCAAAGTTTCATCGCCGCCCGAAACTTGATCAAGGCATTCTTTGGGTGGCCAGCCCCGCGCTACTCCCACCTTGGTATCTTTCAGGGTATCGAACTGCGCCAGACCGGCCTTGATCTGGCTTACCAATCCATCGAGCGCTTTGTTTATGGTTGCCATATTTAAGACTGCTCGACCGGGGGATTGTAGACTTGCTCGCCCGTGTCCGAAATTTGATAATTTTGGATCGTTCTATCGCCGTTAACCGGCTGAAACAGGCAAAAGCGGGCATCACTCGGGCAATTGACGCCGGGTTGCGGTGTAGGGCCACTCCATACTGACGATGCGCACGAATCGCCCGCGAATTGGATCAGATAGTCATCATTCATGCGGCTGGAACCTCTTTGATTGAATCACCGACATACAACAAGGTCACCTTTTCGCCCGCCAGATCTTTGCCGTGCAAAAGATCGAAACAAAGCGAATCAAATTTTTCGGGCTGTTCCCAAGCCGCAAGTATTTCAGCCGCTTCTTTGTGTGTGAGTTGCACAATGCCGCGATCTGTTCTGCCTTGAAATTTGCGCAAATGGCAAACAAAATCAATCGCCGGTGAACGCTCAAGAAGTGCGATTGTTGGCAAATTTGGACTGCCGGTGATGCTTGTTAAAACACCCGAGCTGCCATCAGCGGCGTTGGTTGTTAGCCCGGTGCCACTGCCCTTGGTGCCGCCTGCGACGGTTGGCGCCACCGTATTTGTGATCGTCGGCGCCATCTCAATAATGCGACCACCACCACCACCGCCGCCGACATAGCCCGATGAACCGGCCGCCGCGCCACCGTTACCACCGGTGCAATGCACCGCTGAGCCCGTGTTGCAAGTGATCGACGTTTGCGAATAAAGGCCGATAAAGCCGCCCGCACCACCGCCGCCGCCGCCAGCATTACCGGCCACGCCCGCCGAACCATTAGATCCGTCTGCTTGGATCGTGCCACCGTTAGCTATGCTGATCGCGCCAACCGCACAAAGGCGAAATGAGCCACCCTTGCTGCCACCAGCGCCGCCCCTGTTGGTCCCGTCACCGCCGCCAGCGCCACCAGAGCCTCCAGTATCCATTTCGCGCACCGAGGCAGCCTTGCCGCCTTCGCCGCCGCCATCGGATGATGAGCCGAATGGTGCGGTACCACCGCCACCATTACCGCCAGCGCCCCCATAACCGCCACCCGCGCCGCCCGAGCCAGCTGTGCCGCTTAGCTTAACTCCACTGCCAGCCAATGAACCAAGTGCCTGTTGCATCTGGAGAGCCGTCACCACCGCGTTTGGGGCCGAGCGTCCATTGCCCAGATTGCCGACCGTGGTAGTGCCGCTAAAAGTCGCGGTGCTGTTGCAATTAATAATAATCCCGGTGTCTGGTGTGTAAGTAGTTGAAGAGGATTGGCTAAACGTCGTCGCGTTGATCTGCTTGATCGTGTCTGAGGTTGTGCCTTTTGTGATCGCGCCATCAGATCCGTCACCACCAAATTTCACCACTGAGGTTAGCGCGGTGCCAACAAAGGCCGTTGTCGCAATTTTCGCGCTGCTATCACCCGCCGATTGCGTCGTTGTCGTTGGGCTGCCCGCGAGCGCTACGCTCGATTTGATCGCCGTCGCGCCGGTGTTATCAACTGTCACGTCGCCACTGAAAGTCGTTGGTGCATAGGCCGTGCCGCCCGAGTTGCCGATCGGGATTTGTCCGCTTGTCGGCGCGGTCGTCGTATTCAATCCGCCTTTGCTTGTTGGGATTGTCGGCAACTGTGATGTCGTTGCGGTGCCGCTCAAATCCGTAAAGTCAGGCTGCGCGCCCGAGAACACACCCTGCGCGCTCATCGCCGTTAAAAACTGATGCGAAACCGATGATTTTGTTTGCGCCGTTGTGCTATCAGCGTCGGGAATATTGACAGTGCGATTGCCTGTCAACGTTTGCAGCAAGAAGCGCGCATAGCTTGTGCCGTTGCCGAGATAAAGATCGCGAAAGGCTTTTGTGTTTGAGCCTAAATCAATCGTACCGTTAGCATTGGGCGTTTGTGCGACGCTGTAATTGTTGGCATTGTTGACATAAGCCAAATTGCTAATGCCCGTCAAATCGCCAAGATCCGGTTGCGCCTTGGTCTGAACGCCCGCGCTCGTGATATTAGTCAAAAACTGGTGCGATGTCGCTGTTGTTGGTTGAACGGTGTTTGAATCGGCATCGGGCAACGTGCAAACGCGCGCCGCCGTGGTTGTGGCACTTGTAACTTTGTTGTTATTGGTCGCGGCGCCACCGACATACAAATTGCCAAACGGCTTCGCGGTCGTGCCGAGATCTACGCCGCCGGCCGTGCTCGGCGTCTGGCTTGCTGAAAAGTTGTTGGCGTTGTTGACCCGCGCCAAATTGGAAGTATCCGACAAGTCAGTTGATGCGCCTTGCGCTGCCGCTGTCAATTGACCGCGTGAATTAACCGTAATGGTTGCCGCGCCATAGCTGCCGGGCGTCACCGCCGTATCGGCAATTGACAAATTTCTATCTGCGCTAAGATCGCCCCCGCCTTGAAGCCCGCCACTTGTATTGACGGCTCGCGAGGTATTAACGAGTGTTTGCGTAGTCGGCGAGCCCGCATTATCGCGCACCTTAACCGCGCCGCTATTCACCCAAATTTCGCCGGCTGATGGCGAACCGGGATCGGTCTTCTTTGGCAATACAACCGTTTGAGTCGATGCGCCAAAATCTTGTGTGTGAGTGCCCGAATATACGTTACTCGTGGTGGTCGAAACATCCCCGCCGCCGCCACCGCCACCAAGAGTGGTGCCGCTGCCCCAAGAGCCCGAGGCCTTTGGGCCGTAAATCGTGTAAGGGTTTGTGCCGGTGTCGAGATAAAAATCACCATCAACACCGAGCCCGCTTGATGGCGCGCCGGAACCGTTGAGAATCGTTTTCCCGTCAGCACCAGCCGCGCCGGTCGGGCCGATCAATGACGTGCTCGATCCCCAAACACCCGACGCTTTCGGGCCGTAAATCGCACTAGCGACGGTATCAATATAAAAATCGCCATTGGCACCAAGACCGTTTGACGGTGCGCCGCTTCCACTAAGAATCGTGCGACCATCTACGCCATTTGTACCGTTTGTGCCATTTGTTCCATTGGTGCCGTTTGTTCCATTTGTTCCCGCCGGACCTTGGCTGCCTTGCGGGCCTACAAGATTTGTCGGCGACGGCCACACTCCCGATGCTTTCGGACCATAAAAATCGTAGTTTGATGTACGCAGATAGAAATTGCCATCTACTCCAGTACCGCTAGATGGCACGCCAGAGCCATAGAGGATTGTATTGCCCTGGATGCCTTGCAAGCCCTGGATGCCTTGTATGCCTTGGATACCTTGCAATCCCTGAGCGCCTTGCGGGCCGGTCAGATCGAAGCCACTGCCCCAGGTGGTATTCTTTGGTCCATAAAATTTATGGTTCGTGTAATCGACATAGTAATCACCATCCGCACCCAGACCGGATGAAGGTACCCCTGAGCCGCCGCGCACAGTATTACCGGCTCCAGGCGGGCCTTGTGTTCCAACCGTCAAGACGGTGATCTGATTCTGGCTCGACGGCTGTGCTAGTGCTGCTGTCTGCATAAGCAGGAGCACGAAGAGAGTCAGAGCTGCCAGAAAGCGTTTCATTTTTTACAATCCTTGCTTAACGGTAAATGAGCCCCGCGCAAGCGGCCACTTGGTCGCTGGCGTAGTGGGAAACACGAGATAGACTTCGTAAAAGAGAGTGCCGGCTGGCAGTGCTTGCGTGACGGTGCTCGGCACCAGCACGCTGAACTTGCCATTCTGGCGATCGGTAAAAACAAAAGTTGAATTGGAATCTTCGCTGCTGATGGTCGCATATACGGTGGCTAAGTTTTTCGATGCGATCTTCAGCGCGCCAGTGCAGCCCGAGAGATTTACCGGCGTGTTATCAAGCTTGTTTTTCCACTCGAAAGTACGCCCAACAGATTCACCCTGCTCGATCACGATCGGGATGTCTGCGCCGATCGCCCATGCTGGGAAATACGAAAGGGCGAAGATTAGAAAATTGAGGGCGAAAGCTAGAAAGAACTTCATTCCCCTACACCTGCCGATTCACGCTCCAGATAGAGCTGCGACCCAACTGCACCCACATCCTGCTTGTATGCGATAAGCACACGGTATTGCGCACCATCTGGAGTGACTATCAAATCGCTCTCCTTGAAGTTGAACCCTGGCAGTGGTGGCACATAGCAATACCACGCCGATTTTCTGCCCGCCCCGGGCACACCGTCAATTGTCTTTTCGCCATAAGTGCGCCCAGTGGACATCAAACCGATCGGTATTAGGGATGGTTCATCCACCGCCTCGGCAAGCGCCGCTTGCCCAGAGCTAATGCGCAGTGGTCGCGATGCTTCTTTTGCGCTGGCAAAAAATTTAGTATCTGTCTGCACGTCGCAAGCGGCACGGTAGATCCTTGCCAGCGTGTTAAGTCGCGCGCCAAAGCTCGCGCGCAAAGCGCCATGCTCCGCCAAGCAAAAGCCCCTAAATTCATCCGTCTCGAAAGATACCGCCATCTTGTAATTGCTGGTATCGGTTTGGATGAAGATGTCGCCCTCTTTGTAGTCACTCAGATCAGTGACCACTCGATACCAGAACGTGCCGAGCCTGGCATCGGTTTCCAGTCCTGTCTTCGTATCCTTGGCGACAGCACCCTGCAAGAAGATCTCGATCTCTGCGGTCAGCAAGTTTGTGTCTTGGATGAGATCGCCATTCGCCTCTGGCACAAGCCTGTATGCCGCAAAGGGCTGCCCGAGCACGTCGGCAGCTTTGCCGCGTCCATCCTCGATCTTATCCATGATATCGAGGAAGTCTGCCATTTAGAGATATGCCTGCGGACCACCAAGATTATTGGCCAGCACTTCTGGACCCAGGAAGTCTGCCATCTGATTTACATAGTAGTCATACAGATCCCTGCGCGCCTCGACCTCATCCTGCCGAAACACGGCAGACTCTGCTTTAGAAATATCGAGATTCCTGGTGGCACCACCGATGGCGCCCTCCAGGTAGTTGCAGATAGGCACATAGCCAAACTTCTGGGTGAGCGGTCTCTTAGCGATCACGATATTGAGATCAGTGCGCTCGCCAGTATTGACCGCCACCGCGCCCACCGTGCCGGTGGTTGCCACCGTCATGGTAAATACATCGGGCGCCGTAAACTGCACTTCCGGATTGGGCACCGTATCGGCTGCAGCCGGATTGTCATTCCAGGGCGCCTGGCCTTTGAAGCCTGCGGTGATCAAATCGCTGGAAGCATTCGCTGCGCTCGCCAGACGCCCGCAAACATCAGAGGGGGTGTCACCCGCCTGCACGGTCGCAGAAATCGCGACTGGAGAGGTCAGAGCTGCCGCTGTGAAGGTCGCAGTTATCACCGCCCCCGCCACCATTGGTGCAAACACCTGGATCGAGCCATAGGCTCGACCGGTAAGCACCGACTCCTCAGAAGGGCGCAAGGTATTTAGCCTGGTCTCAAGATTCATGTTCGGCATGATCAGATATGCGGGTGCGAGAGTGCCGCGATAACCTGTCCCGAGGATGCGCTGCTTCAGGTGTCGGCGGATGTCTGTTTTTACTTGCTCGCTAAGCATCTCTCATACTGCTGAATGAAGAGTGGGGGAACTTGGTTTTACAGTTCGGACAATCGATCCACTCAAAGGAACCAGTGAGTGGCACGATATCGCCAGCGTGACCCTTATCGAGAAGAGCCTTGATCTGCACGCCGTCGCTCAGGATCTCGTTGCGCTTGAATGACAAGCTCACGCCATTGATATTGGCGTTGAAATCCCTCACCACGCCATGCGGATCGGGCAAGACGATCTCTACCTGGGGCACAGGCACCTGCACCTCATCCTGAGGGATATAGGAAGACTTTGCCAGAATCGCCTCGGCTTCCGCGTCGGCTTCATCATCGCTCAAGTCTTCATCGAGCTCAGGATCTTCTTGCTCCTCCTCCTCTTCAGGAGGATCGACAGGCTGAGGCGGTGCCTCGACCTGGGGAGCGACAGGCTCGGGCTGAGGCGGCACCTCTTGTGGTGCAGCCGGCTCCGCGATTTCCTTGGCGGTAGCTTTCGCCTGCTTATCGAGCAGCGCCTTTATCTTTGAACTATTTGTCATTTCCTGATCCTTGTCCGTGGATTGGGGGTGATTAATAGATCGGGCAGGCTTCGCTCACCAGGGTGGTAAGTTGATCGGCCTGCACAATCTCTGGGCGAAAAGCTCGGAAGCTCACGATTTGCCCGTTGTAAACATTGGAGAAATCGCTGGTAGGGATGATCGGGCCTGCGCCACCAGTCATGCCGCCGCCCACGGGGCTGCGAGTCAGGGTGACTCCGCCAGTCACAGCCACTGTGATTGTTGTCTTTGTCGCCACCGGCCCCGGATGCTTGATTGTGACCACGCCAGCCAGGGATGTTGCATAGATCCCGAGGGCTTGCATCGCTGAATCGTTGTTGATCGCTGCTGCAAACTTTGCCGCGAGCGTGGTGGCGGTGTCGGATGCGGCGGTGAGCTGGAAGGCTTTGCTGCCATTCGGCAACAGCCCGTTTGAAATCGTGATCTGCCCCGTGTCGCCATCGGAGAAGCTGCCAGCCACCGTCACGGTCGCACTGCCTGCGGTGCGCGGATTATCCGCCATATACTCCTGCGCGCTCTGCTCCAGCATCACACCGGTAGCGCCAGCAGCGACAGCAAGGAATGTGTTATCGCGCGGTACAAATGGTTTATCTTGCAAGTTGGACATCGAAAATGCTCCTTAAAATTGGCGGCTCCACTCGGGAGCCGCCCATTTTCCCCAAATTTGGCCTATTAGGCTGCGTGCTCCATTTGCACTGCTCGCTTATAGCGATGTGCGCCAGCCGTTGGAATCGTCGAGGTTGTCGTCGTCGCATCGGTCGGGCAACAGAAGTCACCACCCCAGAGCCATGCCTGCGTGATATTCACTTGCAGTACATCGATCGGAGCGCGCACGATGTGGCAGATGTCGCCAACCATTTCCATATTGGCTACTTTGCTTCCACCGATTTCTTCAAGCCAACTATCGTTATCAGCGAAGTTGGCCTGAATTATGCCGCCAGCCGCTACAAGAATTGGACGCAGCACGCGCTGAGCCACATTCTGAGCGCCACTGCCGCCAGTGACTGCTGGTTGATCTTGCGCTTCTGTAGTCGGGAAGAAGGTTACGCCGAGAAGCTGGAAGACTTCGCCAGCTTGCCATTCTTTTGAACTATGAGCGGTCTGGTAGATCGAAAGGAATTTAGGATCATCGAAGAGCTGGCGAATCGAATCATCAGGACCAATCCAGTGATAGGTGCCATCAGGGAATCGCGGAGCGCCTTGCTTCTTCAGGTGAGTCTTAGCGTCTTGGATTAAACCAAGAGTATTAACGTCACGAGATTGGAGCTGTGCAGTAGTCGCTCTTCCGCCTGCTCTCAATACCTTCGGAGCATCGATCGCAAGAATGCGATCGCCATCCGCGAGGGTGACTGCGCCACCTAGCGTAAGGAAACCGCTAATACCGCCGCAGGCATTGGTGCTGACATTGACGGTATCCGCAGTTGCGCCAGTCACCGAGAGCGTGGCGCTCGTGGAGCCGGTTGCATAAGCGGTAAGTGGATTGCTTGGACTCGTATCGGTGGGAACACCATTTACAAGCACTTGCTGGAAGCCGCGGATGTCATCAACGTAATACTTGGTAGTGGTATTGGTGCCATTGGCTGATACCACGCGAGTATCGCCGCCGAGGTAAGCCTTCTGCCAGCAGTTGCGAGCGAGGTGCTCAAGGGTTTGCGCGCCTTGCGTCGAGTTGATACGACCATTATCAAGGAACTGTCCCTTGATCTTTGTCTTATCCATACGCAGGTTTAGCGGGATACCGTCTGAATAATCACGCAGCGTAAAGGTGTAGCGCTCAGCGCCCGCAGTGCTGAGGGTCAAGCCGTTGTTTATGTCACCATTCACCGCCGATGGTACTAGCGGTGTGGTCTTTGGACCCTTGCGGCCCATTCTGGTGTTAGAAAATGTTTCGCCGTTGTTGCGCCCGAATTCCATCTGATCGGCGTCGGCGCGAAATGCGAATTGGCCGTCGAGGCCGATCTCGTATTCCTTCCGCAGATAGCCTTCTTGCATGAGCAGAAGAAGGGCTGCGGGCAAATTTACAAAGGATTGTGGCGTAGTCACTTGATGCTACCTCAATGGCTGGTGTGAATCTGGGCATCTAGCCCTGCCAGTGAGCATCAAGCTCTGCGAGTCTTTGGATTTTGCGCGCGGGTACCAGCCACGCGAAAGCATCAAGCTTTGTGCGCGCCACCATAGAAGGCGGCAAGATAGTATCAGAGCACTTTTGCGATTCTGTCAACACAATTTTTTCAGGCAAAGAAAAAGACCGCCGCTAAGCGGTCTTTCGAGCCCTGCTAGGCCCTGTTACGTGCCCGAGTTAGCAGCTCGGTGCTTACACTGGTGCACCAGTCAGCAGCACGCAATTATAATCTGCTGATTGCTTCTCTTCTCATGCGCTCGTAATCCGCCCGCTTTAGATCAGGATCTAATACCGCCGCCGTAATATTACCCTTGGCGTCTGGTGATGGTGGCGTCTTGCTGGAGCCGCTCGCCACTGGTGGCGGGGTCGCTGGCGCGTCCGGTTTGAATAGATGCGGTTTAGCTGCTTTAAAAGCCTCAACTGCTTCCGCGATGCCCGTCACATTGTCGTCCTTATCAAAGACAATCTTGTCGCGCGGCACCAGATCTGCCACATCGAGATCGAGCACACCGGCAGTAGCAAGCGCCGCTTTCAGCTCTGTGCTGATGATGCGGCTTTGGTATTTTTGCTTGGTGGCGTCACGCTCCTGCTCTGCCAGCTCAGCCAGGCGCTTGTGCTCGCCCTGCTCTTCAAGCTTCTTCTTCTCCGCTGCCTTTGTCTCTGATTCAAGCTTTGATTTCAGCTCGTTGAGCTCTTTCTCGACCGCTGAAGCTCTCGTCTTCTCGGCGTCGAGCTTGTCGCGCCGACTCATCCCTTCGGCTCGCAGGGATTTGATGTAATCTTGCACATCGCTGGGCAGATGCGAGATGTCGCTGTCGTTATTCAGCTTGCTGGCTGACCCACCTGGGCTACCAGTCTTTGGCGGCTCCTGATTTTTAGGGTCTTCATTTGCGGGCGGCGTTGCGCCTGGATCTTGCTGTCCACTCATGATCTAGTTTTGTCCTCTTTTTTGTTGTCCGTTTTTTAAGGTGCTACCCCGTGGAGGTAGACAGATACTGAGCCTGGTGAGCCTGCGGCGGTCGTTTTGCGAGCTTTGATAAAGCTCCAGGGGCCGGTGATTGCAACCACGCCATCTTGCGTGATGTCTGACCCAAGCTGAATGCCGTTATAGTTATCGGCTGGATCATCACGCAGTGTCACGCAAAGCTTAACTACTTCTGTTGCAGCCATGCCTTCGACCATCAGGGAGCTGGTTTTGAACTCGTGCCATGGCACCCACTTGCCATCATCGGCGGCAGTCTGAGCATCCAAGAGCTTGGCTGTTTTGCTTACCAGACCAGCACCAGTGCCGATCTCAAATTTCTCCACATCGCCCTTAGTCATGCTCTAAATGCCTCCCGCTGGTGGTAATTCTGGTGTGACCGTAGCATCCAGATTGTCTTTCGCCAATGACTCATTTCGCTCTGGGATCTGATTTGCACTGATGCGCGGCAAATCGAGGTGATCGGTGATGTAGTCAGCAAGAGTGGGTCTAGGTATGATTTTTGCCTCATCGAGCTGCGCCACGCCCGTCGCCATCTGCTGCATTTCCTGCGGAGTAGCGGTGTACATGCGCGGCCAGTTCAGCCCGAGCCCATCAACTTCTGATTCAGATACACCCTGCATTATCGGGTGCTTCTTGCGAATAGCCAGCACAGCCATCCGTTTGACCATCCCCAGATATGTAGTGCTGCCATACGAAGATCGCAGCTCCTGGCAAAGATCGATTGTGTCTTGATCAAGCATCTCGGCAGCTTTGCCGGTGATCAGCCCCGCCTGCTCATCGGGATTGCGCCTCTGAGCGGCGATCTGCTCAGCCATAAACTTCTTGAGCTTGTCGCAAAACTCGAGCGCGATCTTGATACCATTGCCGGTCATTTCCAAAAGCTTGGCGTCGCCCTTCTCGCGCTCGACACCATCCGTCTTCATGCCACCCTTCATCATGAGCATGATGTGAGGCGCCCTCAACATAGTCTGAGCTGCGCCCTTGTCTTTGTTAAACTCTCCAGCCATCGAGCCGATTACAACGATCTGAGGATTGGCGTTATAGCGGCACGCCCTGCCGATCTGCGAAAAGGTGTAATCGAACTCTATATTCATCGGGAGCGCACCAGCAAAAGTGCAGCTACCGTCTGGTGAATAGCCACCCGCCAGATTCTCAAACCACTGCGCGGGCACAAAGTTTAAATCGTGCTGCACCTCCTCTTCCGCGATCAGCCGGCTCTCGTGCCTGGGATTGGAAGGCGTGTAATCTGACTCCTTTATCGGGTAATAGGTCTTCTCTACCTGGCTCTCATAATCAATGACGCTCCAGTAAGACTGAGCGGGCACAATCGGCTTGCCTTTGTAGTCAACCGTGAAACCCTTCGCAAGAAACTCATACCCTGCTGATGTGTACGCGACGCGCAGGCGCGCGAGATCTCCAAACTTATCAAATACCGGGTGGCACCACTTGGCTCGATGCGCCTGAGCCCTCATGCGTGCATAACCGCTCTTTTCGTCGGCCACCAGCTTGAAAGTCACAGCCACCGAGCCGACCGATCCCCAGGTGATCACCTGGGGCATGAGTTTCTCAAGCCCAGCCTCTTCGGTGAGGCGCATTATCTTATTGAGCACCGTCTCATTGTCATGCACCAGTCTTGGTGCGTTGCGCCCGGTGAAAAGCTTGCGCGAGCAGACTCTTGCTACCATGGCAGCCATATTGAAGGGCGCCGAAGGTCTGCGATTGTAGATTGGGATGTACCGCTTCAGTCCGTCTTCTTCTTGCGAAAAGTCGTAAGGCAGATGGTCGTAGAAGGTGCCATCCAAGAAGCGATCGAAGATGTCTAAGCGCTGATAGCGCGGATCGGAGCGCTGCCACGGCTGCCAAATTATCGAAGACGCAATAGTCTTAAGCATTACCTACCCCACATGCCTAACAATTCTTCGACGCCTTCATAATTTTCCGCAAGCTCTTCTTGCAGGTGATTGAATCGAATCATCTGCTGAAGTGCTTGGGATTGACAATCGACAATATCGTCTTTCGTGGATTCTGCGGTATAGCTGCAAAGCTCCTCGATGTAATCCTCGACCCACGGCAGGCACTCTGGATCTGGTATCAGTACCCTGCCGGTCTCATACAAATGGCTGACAGCAGAGGCTCTGGCGAACTTATTTTGATCCGGATTGATCCCTACGATCGGCAGGCGGGTGTGCTCCTTTGCCATCTGAATGATCGAGCTGCCGCTGCTCTTATCCTCCATGTAGATAATGTCTGCGAACCACTTGTAGGCATACTTTGGCACCAGCTTCATGAGAGTTGGAAAAGCCATCTTGCCGCGCACCATATCAAGCAAGTAATAGCCAGCATGCCCAATGCCCCAGGTAGTGCCGACCGTGTAATCGTTTTTCTCGCCAGTCTTCTGCCCCGGGTCCCACGATTGCACGATTTGCAGCAGCTCTGGGTAGCCCAGCTTCAGACCTTCGGCGCGGTGCACTACCGCATCGTAAGGATTCCACTTGTAATACTGGAACCAGTCGCGCTTGTAGACATTGCCCTCTTCTGAGATATCCCAATCGCCCCTGATCCACGCCCGCACCAGGTGCTTCTTGCCTGTGCCCTTCAGGCGTTTGATGTAAAAGGGGTCATTCTCCGCAAGGCTCGGATTATGGATCAACAGTGCCGGAATATATACAATCCAGGTCTCAAGCTGCTTGCTGTAGAAAGGGATTCTCGGTGGTGCTGGAGTTATGTAGCGTTTCTTAACCCATTCGTGACCCACGCCACCAGGGTTGGTGGTTGCCCATATACAGCATGGTGCACCAGCGGCGGAGCGCAAAGAGCCGCGCAACTTATCGAGCTGATCAGAGTTTGGCCAGGTCGTAAGCTCCTCAAGGATGAGCACCGAATATTCCTGCCCGAGATACTTCTCTTCATCGCCTTTGTTATCGATGTAGCCCAGGCGCAAAGTCGCACCATTGGGGTGCACCCAGGTGTGCTTGCCCACCTGGTAATGCCACCCAAGAGGCGTAAGGATCGCCTTGAGTTTCTTCTCATTGAAATCTTCCAGATCCTGGTAAGACTTACGGATCAGGAGCCCGACAGCAGCCTCGCCCCAGATCTGCGCATATGCTGCCCACTTCAGCGCTACTGCAAATGATTTGCCACCACCCCGAGCACCACCAAATAGGATCTCTTGAATCGGGCAGGTTATGAATGCGGTCTGCGGTCCTTTGTGTGGCTTGTAGATCTTCGCCACCAGAGGCTTTGGATCAGGCAAGATCATCCGATATCAGCTCCGCATCTTCGCCAAGCATCTCGATCAGGCGCCTGTTGTTTTCCTTCTCGCTCTCGCGAGCTTCGACCTCGACAGTGGCGGCCCACTGCTGTGGATCTTTGATGATCTCGGGCATGATGAATTCGATCTTCTTCTCGACGTTGATCGTCTGCTCTTTCGGCTTCTCCTGCCATCCAGCGACGCACTTCAGCCAGAACATGGCATCGATCGAGGAGCCAGCGATCGCGCGCTTGTAGACAGAGCCAGCCACATTAGCGGTGGCTTTCGCGCGACCTCTCAGAATGGCCTCGGTCAGCTCGATAGAATTCCATTTGAAAGCACCGAAGACCTGGGGGAAGTACCCCAGGTAATTCGCGATCTCGGCGTCGCGCAGCCCCATGCCAGCAAGCATCTCCGCCTGCGCCAGCTCCTCATCTGTAGGTTTCCAGACTTTCTGCTTGCGCTTGCGCTTGATGATTTTAGAGGGCGCCTGCACCTCTGCTGGTAGTTCACTCTTCTCGATCATATCTGGGATTAACCATTAACCTGCGCTGGCTGGCAAAGGTAATCTCTCGGATTTGAGCTGCTCAAACGTTCTGCCATCACCCTGGAGCGTTGCTGTTTTGCCAGTATGTTGCTGCCAGCGCGTGACGATCAAATCGACATAGCGCGGCTCAAGCTCCATCAGGCGCCCTTTCCTACCGGTGGATTCGCACGCGATCAATGTCGAGCCCGAGCCGCCGAATGGATCGAGCACGATATTATTCTGGCTCTGGGTGGAGTTGCTGATCGCCTTAACTGGCAGCGCTACAGGCTTCTGAGTTGGGTGCTCTTTCTCGCTGCGCATAGGGCGATCGATATTCCAAACCGTGCCTTGATTCTTCTCGCCATAGAACTTGTGCGCTCCGCCCGGCTTCCAGCCATAGAGAATCGATTCGTGTTGCCAGTGGTAATCTTGCCGACTAAATACAAATTGCTGCTTTGCCCACACCAGCACCTGCTTCATCAAGAGCCCCGAGTCTTTGAAGGCTTGGCGGAAAATCAAACCCTCACTATCAGCATGGCAAACATAAATCACGGCGCCTGGTTGGACCGCTTGATACATGATTGTAAAAGCATCTAGCAAGAACTGCTGAAAATCGGCATCCGGCATATCGTCGTTTTGAATCTTCGGACCCTTGCCGAATGTTCTGCCTTGCGGGTTGTGATCACCTCCACAGACCGCTAGATTGTATGGTGGATCGGTGAAGACCATATCGGCGAGCGAGCCGTCGAGCAGCTTCAACACATTGGTGAGCACCAGGGAATCGCCACACATCACGCGATGATCGCCGCAAATCCAAATATCTCCAGGCATCGAGGCTGCCTGCGCGGGCGGCTCTGGCACTGCGTCTTCTTCGGTTTTCGGCTCCTCCTTGGTGACGTTAAACGTAAGCAGCTCTTGTAGTTCTTCCTTGTCAAAACCGGTGATACTCATGTTGAAATCATCCAGGTTAAGATCGCCAAGCTCCAGCGAAAGCAGAGACTTATCAAAGTCTGCATTAAGCGCAATTTTGTTGTGAGCGATGACTAGAGCGCGCTTTTGTGTAGTAGATAAATGTGTCAATTGAATAGTGGGCACTTCGGGCATATTGAGCTTAAAAGCCGCCTCCAGCCTGCCATGCCCGGCGATAATAGTTTTCTCTCCATCGATTAAAATCGGATCTACGAAACCGAACTCTCTTATCGATGCTGCTATTTGCGCGATCTGCTTTTCTGAGTGCACCCGCGAATTTCGTGCATACGGAATTAAATCTGACGTAGAGCGTAACTCGACTTTCAAATTCAGGTTGCTGATTTCCTGGCTTAGCTTGCTTTTAGTGTCCATATATCCCTCAAAACCAAAGCCGTCATGCACTGCCTCTCCCGAAGCATTGTATTTAGTATCAATTTCATTTCCTCAGGACTGCTTCCCGAAAGCTCTATATCAACGATGAAAGACTCAACGCGCTTGTGGCATTTCTTGCATAGCGGAATGAGATTTAGCGCGGAATTATCACGAGTTAAACGATAAGGTACTATGTGGTGCACATCCAACTTCTTCATCGTGCCGCAGCAAGCGCAAAATGGTGTTACTGCGATGATCTGCTTGCTGACTTGCTTCCACCGCGATCCCCTTCCGGTCACTCGATCAGGCTTGCACAACCACTTTTGATAACACTTCCGAGAGCAAAAGTTGGCTGATGAGTTGGAATGCCCTATGCCTTTGACGCGAGATCTGCTCACGCTAAATGCACATTCACAAAACTTGCACATTCGCTCCACCCGCAGTGCAGCTTTTCTGCATACGAGAGAGCAATATTTTCGGCAAGATTTGGTGCCGGTCGCCATCTTGATCTGCAAACAATTCAGACAAGCATAAAAGTGTGATGCTTTGCGCCGCGGCTTCGCTTTGATCGCTCTCGCTCTAACTGCTACCGCACACGCCTTGCAATACAAACGTTTTGAGTCTCTCCTGACTGTCTCGACAGAACCGCATGATACACACTCTGCTATCTTGTCTTTTTTACTATGACTCATAGATCGGTGTAGTCCTCTGGATCGAATGTGATTTGTTTGCCGTGCTGCCTGATTCGCAGATAAGTAAACTCGACGGTGGCGCGCTTCATGCAGCGGTGCCCTTTCAGGCGCTGCTCTGAATTTCGGAATACGGTGTGGCCGCAGACGTTCTTCTCTTCCGAGCGCAGCATTCTGCGCTTGATAAAGTTGGTGAACTCTTCGATCCGCGGATGATCGTGATCCTCGCAGTACAGGATTTTTATTTTCTGTGCCATCAGGCCCTTAAAAGTGCTGGTCTCGGTTGCTGTCTCGTTTTGCTTTTGGAGTTTTGGCAGGGCCCACTCCATTTCTGGTAGCTCTGCCACATACTCGGCCACTCCTCTTTAGTCCAGCAGCATGAGCCGATCGCGCCGACAAAATGCACGACCTTTGGGTCTTTCCTCTTTTTGCAGCGCTCGCAGAATAGGGTATATGCACCCTCTTTGGTGCGCTCCACTGCAAGCAGTGGCACCTCTTCCTTCTTCGGCTGGTGCTCGTATTTTTTCTTACGCTCCTGAAGATCCGCCTTGCGCCGATAGTCTTTTATCAAAGAGCAGATCTTGCAGCGGTGCCCGAGCTCAATACAGCTCTTGCACGTCACCACCTCGACCGGCTTCACTGCCGGCTTGTCTGCTGGTCTGCCGAGCAGTTGCAGACGCTCATTTACACAGTCACAAAATAAGCAAGGCTGGCTATAACTCCCACCGGCCTTGCGGAAATAGAAATGCTTTCGTTCACAGTTGCATGAATTACAAACCGCCAAGGCAGCCCTCCTCATCTACACACAAGGAAATCATACAGATGTGACTGTTACGCACTGCCTGTAGTGCGTAATACACACAAACTACACACATACTTTTCTGGATGGCGGAGCCGGTGAGCTTTTCACTCACACTCCCTTCCACCGGTGGACAAGGCCGATCGGGGAGTTTTTACGGCCCCACGCATATGCACTATAAATGCGGCGCCGCTTGTGAGGGAAACGCAATATTAGCTACTTGCCGGAATATTGGGCTTGGTAACGCGCCAGCGTTCTGCATCGCCGCGCCCTTTGACGTATGTGGCCCTGCCCAGGCGCTGCAAGCTGCGCATCAGCTTACCTGTCATATCGATACCAAAATCGCCGACTCGATTGGCTTCTGCTATGGAGAAGCTATCGCTGCCAAACTTCTCCAGCAGTACAGAGTGAAGCGAAAGAGCAATCTGTGAGCGATTGCGCTCCAGCTCAGGCGTGAGCGGTGGAGTATCAGTCATGGGCTCGGGCGCACCCTCTTCTGCCGGTGCTGGTGGAGGCGGTGCCTCTGCGAATTCCACACCGTCACACTTGAGGCAAATCGGCGGGCCTGGCTTCTTTGCAAACCAGCGCCCGGGCTTCTGCATGCAACACTTTGAGCACCGTGGATGATTTGATACTGGGTCTTCTGCTGGCTGCGGCTCTGCCTCTACTACCGGTGGCGGCCCCAGTCGGCTGCAGGCGCTGCAAACCAAGAGACGACATTCCACAACAGCGGCTGGACCCTCAACTTGCTCCTTTGGAAAAAAGTAAACCGACTTCTGCTCATGACACCTGGAGCAGACAAACCACGGCACCACCAGCGGAAGTGGGGGTGCCTCTGGGCACTGCTCTCTGAGGTAGGCAGCAAGCGCCAAAGCATCTGCTGGCTCCAGGTGTGCAACTGTGCCACCAATTGAGAGCCTCACACCTTCTTCCAAGGGCGAGCAGCGGAGAGTCTCGCCGCCATCTGTAGTGATTTTTATCAGCGTTTCAATCTGTATCGCCAAGGACATAAACCTCGTAAAGCGCCGCGCAGAGTGCGAAGACTAGCAGGGCGAAAAGGAATTTCATTCTTCTGATTCGGCGGCACAAGTATCGACGCAGACGATCTTGCCACCAGTGTTTTCATCGAGCTGCGACGCGATCGCAGCCGCATCTCTCGCATCGCATCCCGCCACCATTGCACCCATTGCAAACTCGCTGCCGGTGCCGATTGCGAATGGTGGGTGTTTGCGCACTGGTTTATTGTTGCCGTGATAGTACATGCACTTTTGACCGGTTACTACAATCGCCGAGCATTCTTCCATATCCGGTGGCGGCCCTTCTTGCTTTTCGTACCACTTGCAAAAAAGCCGGCTCTTCCAGACAAGACCTGCATTGCCAATCCATGCATCATTCACACGCTTGATCTTGTCGCAGTCAAACCACTTCAGATCGCCAGCGGTAGATTGGCTGTCTGCCGCGAGGTGCTCGCCATCCCACGCCACTGTAGTCGCTTCTGCTGGTGCCAGGTTGATCAACGTAACAGCAAATGCGACTAGCAGCTCTCTCATGCAGGCGACCTCGGCACTGGTACCACTCCACAAGTCTTCTTATTCACGAACCACTGCGCAAGGGTTAGATTACAAGTAGCGCAAAAAATCTCATTCCCATGAGGCAAATTAATGCCCTGTGGCTTGTGTCCGTCTTGCACAAATCTGATCTCTGGTGGCAGATCTCGCGTCGGCACCGATGCTGGGTTGAAATCAATCGGCTGGCGCTTCGTCTCAAAAGCTCCAGCTCCAGGCTGAAGGTATTTGGCTAACTCCTTCCGCGTCTTCTCGTGCTCGGCTTTCTCGGTGAGCCAAAAGTCGAGAAGCCTATCTTTCAGCTCGTTCGATCGCACCACCTCGTGAGCCAGCTTCATCACCATTTCTTCTTTCTGGTGAAGCGCTTGAATCAATGCCTGCTCCTGCGTCATGATCTGCTCTGCCAATTTTCTCTAGCTCCTCTAATTGTTCCCTCAGCCACTTTATGCGATCGAGCCTGGTCTGCTCGTTTTGCACTGCCTCTCTTTGGAGGCAGTCGGTGCAAGTGTAGTGCTCGATCTCTAAATCCACGCCAGAGGCGCCCTCAAAGCGCCAATCATCAGTCGGCTCATCCTCTCGCCAGCAGCCATCGCATCTAGTGGCACTCATGCTGACCGCTTAAGCGTCGTCATGGCAGCAGCGAGGATCAAAGCAATTCCGAGAGCTGCCAGCAGCGGCTCGCGCGCGTCGCAGCCAAAGGCATACCGAATGATGCGGCCACCCATGAGACAAAGCGCCCAACCAATCATGAGCCTGATCATTCTTCTGGCACGCTCCAGATTCCCGCCTTGACCTTCGTGATCTCCACGATAGTCAGCTTGTGTACCGCCTTCGTGATCGCTATCACTGACTCGGCGCCCGCTCGGTCGCGATACTTGGCCGCCTCCGTCAGCACCACTGTGTGCGGATGATGCTTGCCCAGGAAGAAGTCTTTATCGTTCTGCAAGCCATACACCACAGTGCCTGGCTCCAGCGCCGCCTCTTCTTTGTCAGTCATCATCGAGAGATCGGCCATTTTCACCGAGGCAGGCGCCTCAAGCCTCGACGATCCCACTGTCGCAATTCTTTCTTCCATCTAAGCTCTCTCCTCGCCTGGCAGGCTTCTTATCCAGTTCTCGATCAACGTCAACCGCTGATCCATATCTCGCACGCGGTCTTCCACCGCTGTGAGCCTGCGCCCACGGCGCGGCGGCTCAATATCGACACCGAGGGCAGACATGAGGCCGTGCACTATGCTGCGCGCCTCGGGCTCTGTCAGCACTCGCTCGCTGCCATTTATAAACAGGCCGACATTGCCATCCAGGCGCTTCCTGACCCGCACGCACGCACCAATGATCTCTATCCAGCCGCCTTGAAAATTAGTAGCCATCTACCCACCACGCTAGAAGTTTCCACGCTAAACAGGCCAGCAGCGCGACCGATACAACCACGCCGAGCCAGATCTCAACCGCCATCACGCGCCTCACTGCGAAGTAACACCATTTTGCTGATGCCTTGTGGGGTGCCGTGGCGCTCCACAAAGGTGTCTACCAGATCAACACTGAGCACTGGCGTGGCGCCAAAATCCGGATCGCCCGGCGCCCAGTCTTCCATACAGACCTCTGCGTCTAGTGGGAGTTTGAAAAGTTTCGAGATCATCTCTGAGACCTTCATTGCATCGCCTCGCACTCACTGAACCAGTCGCGCAGCTCATTCAGTGCATCAAGTAACGTTTCGCCAGTGAATTCTTCTTCCTGATTCGGATGCTTGATGTCGATGAAATAACACTGTGAGTTTTTGCCAAAGCTGATCGAAAACCCTTCTTCGATCAATGTCTGGAGGTTTTCAATCTTCCCTTTGAGCACTCGATAGCTGATTGTGGAATCCCAATTCTGGCACTCCTCGGCATGTCCGCGCACATAGTGGCAAAGGTCGCAACCGCTCAAGGTACACCTCCGATCTCATTTCTGCACGCGACCGAATAATCATCCTGGCAGTTATCACACGGCTTGTCGAGCTGAGCTGCTCGGGCGTGCGGGTGATCGCTGGATCGAAGTGACCTTTTAGCGACCACGCACAATCTGGGCACAGCCACAAGAGATTGGTGCCTACCCCGTACCATTGATGATTTGACAGCTCAGGCACTAAATTTCAAACCTCTCAATGCTCGGTATAACACTCTGCGAGAGCCAGGAGAGGAAGAACAAGCCGACCCAGATCGGCCACAGCCAGAAGATGCAGAACCAGCTAAACACACTGCCCTTGCCCAAATTGAATCTCGTCACCAGGACCACCACCGCGCCGATAAGCGAGTAGATTTGAAGCGCCAGAGCCAGGTTAAACGTGATCATATGCGCTTGCGCCCCCATCGCCGTCTGCCAATCGAGGGGTTGCTCAGCACATACCGCTCAAGCTTCGGATAGAGCGGATGGTTGCAGAGATCGATGCGGATGCCTTCTTTCCCTTCCGGCAAGTAGTCACTCCCGAGCACCACCTTCACCGCGAGCAGCCCTGGGCCGTCTTCAGTGCTGAAGTCGATGTGGTACACCTCGGCCGGTGGCAGATTCTCTTTACTCACGTCTTTATCACCTTAACTTCGGCGCCCTGCTCGACCATGCGCTCATAGCGCTCGATGCTGTCGGGCTCTGATATTGGTACACACGCCACGGGCATGCACAGCTCACCAGTATCTTGATCGCGCTCTATCGAGGCATATATTGAAAAACTGCACACCGATCTCAGACCCTCTCGACGTGCCGTTCTCTGTTCTATCCCTTCAAGCTTCACAGCCATAATGACCAGCCCAAGCTCCTCGCGCGTGAACTTCAGAAATTTCTCGGTGAAGATATCACTCGCTCGCTCAAACGACTCCCTGAGTGCAGGCTCTTTGTCCCGCACATCGCGATGATCAATCGCTCTCAGCTCGCAATAATTTTGCTCTTCGGGCATTTAATAACCCACCGTGTAGCCACCACCCACCGTGTAGGTGCAGACCATGCCACCGCCGCCACCGCCCCACTCCTTGGTGATGCTTCTCTGGTCTTCAAGCTCGCGGTAGATCTTTCGATTTGATTCAGCCAGCGATTGCGCCGTGACGTGCTCCCCGCCATACAGAGCGCCAAGCGCGGCGATTATTGCCGCCTCGACTGCACACACGACCGCCAGCCGCGCGCGATCACGCTGCTGCTTCTGCCAGTGGCTATGATCAACCGAAATGCGATCATTGCTTTGCCGTTTTGTTGTCTGCCTTCGCTTAAATGTCAGCACTTATGCTATCCCCCTTACTTTCTCGCGTACCACGCGATAGAGCTGCGCACCATTCTCGCCACGAGCGTGATTCACCTTCTCAACATAGCCCGCATATACAAGCCCCGTTAGCTTCTGCCACACCCGCGCCTGCGAGTAGTTTGTCAGCCGCCGCACGTCCGTGCTACTGAAAACATGCGGAAAGCTTTGCAAGATCGTGCATAAGAAGCCGCGATCGGTCGTGATGTTTCGATTCATCCCTTCAGCCTCGCAATTACCTTGTCGGCCTGCTCGCGATCACTGTCTTTCTCGGGCTCGCTCAGCTCCGCATAGGGTGTAGTCATCTGGCGCTTCCACCGCTCGACCTTCTCAGCATGGATTGTCACTGTGCCGTCTGGATTCTGGGTCGAGCACGCGAACAACCATTGCATCCAGTGAGACCAGATATCGTGCTGGAGATCTGCCAGTGGCTCGCGTGTGCCATCGAGCACCAAATCACGCAGCGGGCGCATGAGCATCGCCTCGACTTCTTCCACCGTCTCGGTAACTGCGAGACGATCATCTGGACCGGAAGAGAAGTAAACATCGGCCTCTTCCGCTGGCGCCACAAGCGAAGGCTCGCGGCGGAGCACATAGGTTATGTGCCTGCTCTCGACCAAGACGACCTGATCGGGCTTGTTTCGCAGGTGTAATTTCAGAATCACTTTTTCTCCTTTGCTCTGATCAGGAAGGGCGGCTTTGATCCCGAGCGTTTACCGCCCTTCCCTCTCAGATCTCCTTGCGCTGCTCAAGCGCATTACAGAAACCCTATTTCTTGCGCAGCTTCACTACTGCATCTGCCGTCTGGTTGCGCGTCTTCTGCAACTTCACAGCAAGATTACCCAGAGCCTTCGCATGCAACCGCTCGCGATGCTCAAGCTCAGTGATCCGCGCATTCAGCGTCACAAATAACGCCTGCAATGTCTTCTCATCCTGGTCTTTCGCACCATACAACCGATTGATCGCGCCCTGCATGCCGCCAACCTTGCGCTCCAGCTCAGCAATCCGCCCTGTGATCAGATCCGCGAGAAGCTTCGTTTCTGCATCCACCGAGTCAGCCGCCGACACCGAGGGTGATATCGTCAAATCGTGGTCATTTATCGTCTCGTCCGCATTGCTGCCCTGCATGACACCGGCTGGTGACACATCTGCCGGCCCAAGCTTGATCCAATGACCCTGCGGCACTGCCAAAACTGGCGCCGCCAGCAGCAAATTCGCCGCCAAAATCGCATAAATCGCCTTTCTCAAGACTTCTCCTCCTCAGTGTTGTGCAGCCACTCCGCAATTGCATTGCAGAGCGCCGTGTCGTTATCGTTCAAGTCGCCGCGCGACTCCAAAATCATCAGCGAAAGCCGCATAATGCCTCGAAATTCGTCGGATGTTACGTCGTTCATTGCGTCTGCTCCGCCCTCAAATGCCAAAGTCGCCGAGCAGTCGATCGCTGCGCGCATCACCCTCAGCAATAACCGGGTGCTGATGATTGTCATGCACCGCTGCTGCCGACTCGGCGAGGATCTGCTGAAGCTCGCTAGGCTCCTGCCTAAACAGCAGCGCACGTGGCGGCGCTTCCGTCAAATCCTGAGCGGACGACAGCGCTCAGGAAGCTTTTAGAGGCGAAGGATTGTGCTGTGCGAGCCATACCAGTTCAGAAGCCACACCATGGCTGGCCTAGGCTCCCGAGGCAATGGCTCCCTCATCAGTCAAGCTTCCGGCGCTGGCTCACTCATGATCTCTTGCAGATCCTCAAAATCAACCGCCTCGACCATCGCAGCATTTATGCTCATGGTCTCATTAGCGCCGTCTGGCTTGCGCCCATACACCGACTTCAAAGTCAGGTTGCAGTAACCAGAACAAAATCACCAACCTTCAGCCCTACGCCAAGTCTGTCATGTGGCACACACATACCTCCTAAAGTCTCAAAATTTTGAAAAAATTTTTTCGCCGCTTCTCCGCACCGCGAGCCAGTATGAGGGCTGTCAAGGAGTGACCGGAAATTGGGAAATTTGTGAGTGGGGGTAACGCCCCGGCCCAGGCTGACCGTGATTTTAGGGGCACCCCCCCCCGCCTGCCCGCCGCGCCGAGAGCCGCTGCCCGTGCGGGTCTTGGTCTCTGCATGCGCATCAGGCTATGCCTGTTTCGGTAGTGGCAATGGTAATCGCTCACACCCAGGTCACGCAAGTGTAAAACGTCTCACCAGGACTTGCCATATTCCTACAACTTTATGGCAAGTCGGGGTATGATTGAAACGTAGTGATGAGGGATTGAGGCATGAGTAAAGACGCACCCCAGGGACAGAATTATGGCAAGTTGCCCGGCACGCTGCGCAGGCGTCCGAATGTGGAATTGAGACCTCGCGGTGAATACCTTACACCAGCGGAGGTGAATAACATAGCCAGCGCTGCGCAGTTGAGCAGTAGATATCCACTGCGCGATTGGCTCATGGTGGTGATGGCTTACAAGCACGGGCTGCGCGCCAGCGAGCTGTGCGATATGCAGTGGGAGCAAATCATGCTGAGCGAAGCTCGCATCAAAATCAATCGAGCGAAAATGGGCAAGCCATCAATGCACCCGCTGGACGGTGATGTCTTGCGAGCCTTGCGCAAACACCAGAGATCACAGGAGCTGGGGCAGAAGTTTGTTTTCACCACAGAGCGCGGCACTCCGATGAGCACCGACACCTTTCATAATCTGGTGCGCCGCGCTGGCAAAGCCGCCAAGATGCCCTTTGATGTCCACCCCCACATGCTGCGCCACGCCTGTGGCTATGCCCTTGTGAATGCTGGATATGATACCCGATTGATCCAAGACTACCTGGGGCACCGCAGCATTCAAAGCGTGGTGCAATACACCGCACTGAGTGAACAGCGATTCAAAGAATGCACCAAGATTCTGGCACTCGGCAGGAAGCACAAGGCAAAAGACGACCCATTCAAACAACTGCCAAACGCGGAAGACTTCAAGGGATTCGGAAAGCTGATCGTATAAGATCAGCCTACAATCAGGCTTTCGAGCGAGGGTGCCCCGGCAGGCGGGGGTGCTCTCGCGGGCGATTACGCGCGCGATTTAAAACCATGTCGAGAAAGACGGCAGTAACCCTCCTTCCCCCAATTCCGCCCCCTCGTTTCCAAGCGCGACCGATAATGCTCTCGAAACTACCATGTAGGATTTGTGCACCATTTATGCACCATTCATGCATGATTTATGTATGATATTTTTTGACTAAAACACGCATGAATAGAGGGTTTGCATAGCATAACGCATAATAATAGAGTCGCGTATGTGTGTATACGGAAAGACGCAGATTTACAGTTTATGAAAATGTATTAGATAGTAATAATGCCCAAACTATCAACTACCAAGACTATCAAAATGGCTTTGGGACACTGCAAATGGCGAGGGGGGGGGACAGCGGCCCCGATAAATTCCCCGAAAGCAAAGCCCTATCATCGCGTGGCTGTTTTTTTTTGGCTTATAGCCATGCACTGAAGCTACACTCAATCCTAATATTTCGTGGCTCTTAGTATCGATCCGGCGCGGGTCGTTTGTTGTTATTCTCAAAACTATCAAGCGAGTTGATCGAAATCGCTGGTATCGAATTCGGTGCTCAGCAGCTTGATAGTGTGGAAGGGATCGAGGCTTCTTGTTTAATCAAAGCCCTCGGTGAAACTCTAATAGATATGCGGTGAATATGACTCTGGCGGAAGCGCTTTCCTATATAAATGAAGACGGCTCCGAGTACGTTATCTATTGCGACTGTGTGCGGTGCTCAGTAGCGCTCTTCTTGGTTGACCTGGGGGTCGAGCCATTTGAGTGGCATGGTCCGATGGTGCCGGCAGCGATCGTGCTTGATCAATATAGAGATTGGGCGGCTGACCTTGGGTTTAAGAATCTGGCGTCGGGCACAATGCTTGGTTTGCTCCTCAGGGACTGGAACTACAGCAAGCAGCGAGGCGCGAGAGCAAATAGCTACTTCGTGACCGACTTGTCGGCGCCGAAGAGGCTTGTCTATAAGCACCTCGATCAGCACCGCCGCATCGCGGCGCAAAAGCATCGCGATATGCTGAATCCGCCAGCGGTAAAACACTGTGTTGGGCGGGTGCGACGGGTGAAGCGCACCCTCAGGACATTCATGCTCTGGCTGTCAGAGCAGCAGAGTAACGATCTGGCTGTCGCCATTTCTGAGCTCTATTGGCAGTTCGACAAAGAGGCTGCTGCTGGAGGTGCGAGCTGATGCAAGACTGGTTCGATCATAGAGATGGCCCGCCCATTTATGTGGTGACATTCAACTACACCGACCCGCCGCAGCTATCCACCTGGATCGTGATCAAGACGGGGAAGAAGTATTACACCTGTATGTCCAGGCATGGCGCGCGGTGCCATTTCACAACGAGGCTGCTCAAGTCTGGCGGCCACGGCAACAGCAGAATAACCGGTTTACCCACGAGGGGGGAGCTGCTAATTCGTGGATTCACCGAGACAGATAGCGCTCGCGCATTCGCTAAAGAGCTGTGGGATAAGCAAGTCGCAAAGCGCGAGGCAGAAAGGCTGAGGAAGAAGCGAAGACGGATTCGACGAAAGAAGCAGCGCGAGCGTGAAGCGGCGCAAGGAGTAAAGGCAAAGTGAGTGAGATGCAATTTGTATGGCTGGTGCTGACCCTGCATGCAGCAGTGACTCTGTGGCTGTGGGTCGTGATCGATCACCAGAGCTACAGGCACAATCGCCTCATGGCTCGAGTTCTGGATATCGATTTCCGTGTCCACTCGGATGAGGAGATTCAGGCTTACCTCAAGACCCTCGACCCCAACAGGTAATCATGACGATAACTCTAAGGAGCAAATACTGCGGAGCCCGTGCCGCCGATACCTATTTTAGGTTTGAGCTACAGCCGAATGGGGATTGGCATGTCATCACAGACCTCGGCCGATATATGTGTGCAAAGCGCGGCGGCCATACTGGTGAGCACCACATGCCCTTTCGTGATCGACGGATTCGCTATCAAACCGGTTGGCAGCGTCAGTGGGATCGTATCAAGAAGAGTAATGAGCGACGCGCAAATCGTAACCTGGCCAAATTCTGCGCCTGGCTCGAAACTATGCGCCCGAAACGGTGACACCACTCATGGCAAAGGACTGCAGCATGCTGAGCAAATTTTATAACGATAAAACAATCACATACTGGGATGCTGATCTTGAGCGCGCGGGCAAGGATGCGATCGTGCGACTATTTCAAGCCTTGGTGCTCTGTAACGGCAAGCTCCTCGATACACATCTCATGTATGAGCCAGGCAGTGTGCCGTGGCATTTGCAATCACTATTCTCGCGGGTCTCGATACCCGGCTCCGCCAAGGAAGAGTTTGAGCAAATTGCGAAGATCCCTCTGATTCCCCCGCCGACCTTCCAGGTGAATCAGCCGTCTCTACTTCCAGTAACCAGAGAGTTTGCGCGCACGAATGGCTTGGTTGGCTGGAATTTGCGGTGTAACTACTGCGGCAATTATGGCGCTACCTGGCACGACAATCAGCGCCCGGGTTGGGGCTCGCTCGCGCTCTGTGGCGAGCACTCCGCCAGACTGAAAGAAGAGCTGACTCGGCACAATAAAGTGCTCGCCGAACTAAGGACCATCAACTTTGAGAATGAGGCTATCGACTGATGCCAGATCTTCACCCATCACTTAAGGCCGGCTGTGAGTTTAAGCGCAATATCACTACCAGCGATTTGCTGCCCGTCTCGGAGCCGAATGAAGCGGGCGAGAAGCCGTGCGCATGGTGTCGAGTGGTAATGATAAAAGGCAAGAATCGCCGCTACTGCTCAGAGGCATGCAGTAATGAGTTTCTCGTGCGTTATAACACAGCATTTGCTGCCCAGAAGGTCTGGCAGCGCGACCAGGGCATCTGCCAGGCGTGTGGACTGAATACGCACGAAGTGCGAGACATGCTACATCCAACACCCCCATACCTGAGCAGGTCTGCAAGCGCTCAGTATGGCAAGAACCCGTGGAACCGATTTGATTATCCTAACGATGAGGATTTCCGAAACTATTACCGCGAGCTGGCTTTGTACAAGAAGCGGCTCAAGAATCTGGAGAAGTCGCAGCAAGATTTTCCTTGGGCACTCGATCTAGTGAGTGCTGGGGTACCACTGGCGGAAGTTGATCACATAGTGCCGGTTTGTGAGGGCGGCGGAGCGTGCGGCCTCGATGGCTTACGCCTGCTCTGTGTGCCGTGCCACAAGGATGAGAGCAAGAGGCTCGCGCAGAGGCGCGCACAGCAAAAGAGGGAGCAAAATGTCGAAAGAGAGTAAATGCCGCTCATGCAGCGAGCGCATAGTCTGGATGAAAACAAAGACCGGCAAAAATATACCGGTCGATGCAGAGACTGTGGAGAAAGGCGACGATGAGCAATTCGACGCAGAGCGCCACACGTCGCACTTTGCCACCTGCCCATATGCGAATGAGCACCGAGGTAATCGATGACAGCGCTCACTGAGCAAGAGCTATTTGTGCTGAAAGAGATGGCTCGCGACTACCGCACATCATGGTTCACTTCGCGCGTGTCGTTTCACCGCTCGCGCCGCGATATCAAAATCCCGCTAGAGTGCGCTGAATTTGATGCACTGATGCGTAGCATCGACGAAAAGGCACCGGGGCTGCTGTGCACTTATGACAAGGTTAATGATTGCCGAATGGGCCATCAAATCTGGCGGATCGATCGCGGGTGGCTACTGAACTACTTCACGGTGCGCAGGCACGTTGTATCTGTGGAGGTGCACTGTGAGCAAACTCAAGCATCTAAAAGCACGATGCCTCTGCCGCTGCCATGCTGGACCGATGGCGGCAGAGTGCTGCCAGACGCATTGCAAGTGCACCGCCTGCGGTGGCTGGCAGTATTATCACCCACCGAGTCGCGAGCATGCTTGCGTGGAGGCTGGGTGTCACGATTTGAAAGACAGACTAAGCGAGGTAGCACCACAGTGAACGACATATTGGGAGTAGCGAGAAAAGAGATCGACGATTTCACGGCGCGGTGCGTGGCGCAACTGCGGAGCGATGCGATGGCTGGGCATCGGTATTGCAAGATTGACGCCACTGGAGTCAGCCCATCAGTAATCGCAGCGGTGGCGGAAGCATTTTATGCAAAGGGCTGGAAGCTGGTCTCTTACTACTGCCAAGACCAGATCCGATACATCGTGATTGGAGGTCTACCATTTGGAGGTCTACCATTTGGAGGTCTACCATGCCAGAAGAACTGAAGAAGGGCGATCTGATCTACTCAGTGGAGATCTCCACTTTCGGGCTGCGGAGCGTCTCGCTGTACACCTATCGGGTCGGCCGCGTGCAAGGCCGGTTTGCAAAATGCGCGCGCATCGACCGTGGGCTCACCAGGCTCGCTACTTTCCATAAAGAGATCGAGAATGGGCAGGTGCAGCCGCGATATGAGGGCTTCCACAGCACCAGGGTGACGGCCTTTGTCGGCGAAGAATCAGCGCGCACCTTTTATGAGACAGAGCGCCTCATGCCGAATACCTGCGACCGCGACCGAATCGCAAGCTGGATATTAAAAGAGGCGCCCCCTGGTCTCGTGCGCGAGCTGGAGAAGACCGCAAAGGCGTGGAAAGAAGCCGAGGAGAAGAAAAAGCGTGCAGAAGGAGAAGCCAAAGAGAGAGGCGGCGCGGAAGAAAGACGCAGTAACGACTCCTGAAGATGATGCCAAATGGAAGGCACTGCGCCGCGCTTTCTTCACTTATAACGCGCGCATCATCTGTAATGCACTCGGATACGACAACTGGGAAACCGCATCGGAAGCCACGCAAGAGAAGTACATAAAAGCATTTGAAGAGGCAAATATCGCATGGATGACAGCAAAGTAAAGCGCAAAGGAAAGGCAAAGCCAAAAGCCAGAAAGCCGCATAAGCGCGTGAACTTCGATCCAAATCAAGTCAAAAATTGGCGCAGCGTCACCTACACAGTGAAGCTCACATTTGCTGATTGGGATTACCGGGCGCAGCGCACCGTGATGGTAGGGGGAAATATTAGGGGATTAGAAGTGATAGAGCTAGCGGTTGAGCAGCTCTATGAAGACTTGCAGAAGGAAGCCGATGATCGCGAAGGCACTGAGATGCAGCGGTGGGATCTGCCGCTTCTGATCCTGTCAAAGCCCGGCAAGCAGCTCTATTGCGAAGACGATCAAGACGATGGCGAAGACTGGCTGAAAAACATGCTGATCAAGGCCGAGATTGTAGATGTGCAGCAAGACGAAAAGGAGAAATAGTAGTGAGCAGTCTAGTAAAAGCGCACCTGACAGGGCGCGTCATGGCGTCGCCGGAGAAACGATTCACGGCGCAAAATAACACCCCACTGTGCGACTTCCCGCTGGGTGTCATCACTCCAGCATTTGGCGATCGCCCCGAGGAGATCGACGCCATAAAGGTCATCGTGTGGCGCGATCAAGCCGATGAGGTGGTGAAGACCATCAAGAAGGGTGACACGGTGGTGGTGGTCGGAAGGCTCCAGATCAACAACTACACCACGCAAGACGGGCAGAAGAAACGCTCGACTGAGCTGGTGGCGGATTCTGTCGAGCGCGTCGCAGGGCTCGTGGCTGCTGCCTGGCAGCAGGAGATCGATGAGGCCTTTGCTGACTAGATGCAGATTGATGAGCTGCTCGCAGCGGTAATTGATAAGAATGAAGAGCCAGTCACTGAAGAGTGGCTATATCTCAACGGCTTCAGGAGATATGAAGGGCGAAGAGATGAGCGCTTGCCGGTGCGCCGATTGCTGATACCTGGTAGCTCTTTCGGGCTCTCGCTCGATATCGCGAGGCGCGATCGGGAATCTGGTGAGTGGCACTCATGGCTTGCCCAGGAAGACCCCTATCGGCACATCTTTATTCGGTATGTGTCGATGCGCTGCGACGTTATTGATCTCTTTCAGGCGCTATCTGGGCAGCGGTGGAAAGAGTGCGAAGACAAAGACCTGGAGCAGTTCAAGCCCATATGGGAGCTGGAGGCAGAGTGATAATTTACACAGAAGTTGAGCGCGAGAAGCTCATTCAGCAATTTGCGGTGGCGCTGGTACCCGTGCTTTATGCTGATACGCCGAAGGGAAAGAAAGAAGAACGCATCTGGGAGGCAGCAGAAGCGCTTGTCGAGGAGCGCTACCCACGGAGTGAAATGCTGAAATGAGACTCGATGAGATCAAGGCGCGCGCAGCGGCTGCGACACCTGTATTTGAAAGACCGACCCATTCCGATCATGGTGCTGAGCCCGAATGGGGGAAGAATCGTGTCTCATATGTATTCCACCAGGATGAGGTCGGATATGAGATCGCGCGCTTCACACACCTGTCAAACCATCGCGCAGATGCCAATTTCTATGCCAGAGCAAAGACTGACATCGACTGGCTGATCGCGCGGCTGGAGCAAGCCGAGAAGGTGGTCGAATACCTTATACGCGAAGCCTTGCGCCGATACCTGGAGAACTTCCGCCGCACTTCTGCTGAAGTTTCTTCATCTTGGGAAACGGTAGGAGCAGGCAATGGAAAGGTCAAAGCATGAAAACTTCAGAGCAGCTCGTCAAAGATATTGACGCAGGTCTTGTGGAACTAAAGGAACACCAGTTATCACTGTTTCACAGACTTTATGATGGTGACTGGAGGTCTCTATCCACAGAGAAGCTACAGACTCTATACGACATTGTTGACAGAACCATCACCAAAAACAACAAGGAGGCAGAATGCAAATGGGTGGAGGAGTATGCCAAAACAGAAGAATGAAGACAGAGACATAGCATTTCAGCCACGCTGGGCTGAGTTGTTTAGGCTGATTAACGTGCTGGCGATGCACGACGTGATCATGACCTCGGAGGGGCAGAAAGCGGTATGAGCCTCTGTCTAAGCACATCCCCAGCACCGCCGCGCCCGGTGCGCATGTGGCGCTACCGCATACCGGGCAGCAAGCGTGACAGTGGCGGAGTGGTCGTGATTGATGAGACCGGGCTATTCACGGCAGTGACTGATTTCGGCAACTACGCTCACTGGTGGCCAGGCCAGCACAGCGGATACAGTGACTTCCGCTTATTCATTCACAACCTCTCGCGCAAATGTGCCGAGTATCCAGATTACCTGCTGGAGAAGGTGCGCAGAAAGCGCACAGAGATCGATTTCAAAGCCCTGCGCAAGAAGCTTACTTTGCATATTTTTGAGATGCACAAAAAGCACCTGAGCCACAAGAAGAAGGGCTGCAAAAATACCAGGTGCAGCCATGGGGAATGGTCGCCTCGAAATATTCACTGCCACTACGAGCGGTGCGACTTGGAGTGGCGAAACAAGATGCTGAAATTTGTCAAAGAGATGTCTGACAAATCAGAGCTTGATGAGCTGTATCACACTTATGCGATACCGGATCTCGATTGGTCAGAAGGGCTGGTGCATTACGAATGGGATTGCCAGGCGCTCTTCTTTGCCAGGGAGATAATGCCTAGGCTGCATGCCCAGCTCGACGCGGAGCTCAAAGCTGAGGGCCTGCTATGAGCTTGCCAGCGATAACAGAGAGCATCGACACCTGCAGGGCGTGCGGGCAGACCTTCGCACCTGGGGAGGAGTATGAATACTTCTTCAACACCGATGACAATCAGCACCTGGGGCCATGCCCCACGCGCTTTGAGCATATGGTGCGGTGCATGCTCGGTAACGGGCTGGCAGACATAAACAAGGGATTATATGGAACCGCGCAACCTGGCTGCCACAGCCGAGAATAAGATCGCGCCTCTCTGGTTCGGCCCAGGCTCACCGCTGGGTGAAGACAGCTTAGCGCCCGAGCTGCTCTGGCCTGAGCAGGCGCTCTGCTTCTTAAATCCGGAATTTGGCAATATCCCGCCATGGGCAAAGAAGTGCGCCGAGAGCGGCAGCCGGATCTTATTTCTAACTCCCGGCTCAATCGATTCAGAGTGGTATGCCAAATTTGTCGAGCCTTACGCATATGTGCTCGGGCTGAGCCCGCGGCTGAAATTCAAGGGCGCCAATGATCCCTTTCCCAAGCCTTGCATCCTGAGCTGCTATGGCTTCTATGGTTTTACCGGCTTTGATACCTGGAGGTGGAAGAAATGATCATCAGCGAGATTTTAGCGCCCGACAGCCTGCGCAAAATCTACAGCGTGCCCAGCGCGCGCCTTGAGTACATAGAGCAGCTCATCATGGTGGAGCTGCAAAAGCAGGCGGCGCTCTACGGCAGAAAGCCACATGCTGGATTCAGTCTGCCACTTTCGGAGAAGGATCGCGAGCACCTCGACGCAGCCTTCACGGCAGCCGGCTGGCGGACGCGGTGGTCCAAGGATATTGATAATTGGATCTTGGTTGTCTATGAGGAGTAGCACCGTGGGAGCTAATGACAAGTATGAGCGCCACACTCAGCGTGAAGGCTGGGAGGTTGGCAAATTTGCTAAGCGCGATCGCAGAAACAAGAGGCGTTTGCGCACGACTACGCAGAAAGAGGATCAAGCAGAGGTGCGCGCGAGCCACTCAGAGCAGGCAGTCGATGCTGACTTGCCGCGCCGATGCCCCGGCCCTGCATTCTGCGATGAGATCGAGTGTGACTACTGTGGCAGGCTGTGAGGGTTATCTAATGAGTGGATACGACTATGACCAGGCGCCAGAGCAGGAGGTGCCACCAACAATGATCGAGCTGGTGATCATCGGGCTGCTGATCGCGGTGGTCTTCTCGATCAGCGCAGCGCGACAAATCAAGGAGGCATTCAGCAGAAGATGAACATCAATGTACCCGAGTCAGCAAGAGACCACTTCTGGCAGGAGCCACCGCCCGGGCATCGAGAATTCTGGAGCTTCAGCCGCTTCAAGCCGCCCTGCGCTGTCGGCGATGTGCTGATATTTCGCTTCGATGGCGAGGCAGTGGCGCGAGCGATCTGCTCGGAAATCGAGCCACCTGGGCAGTCAAAGTGTGCCAGCACTGGGCGCTTTGAGCGTGGCTGGAAAGTGTATTGGGAGCCGGAAACCTTTGAGGATCTGCGCGGCTCTATGAGACAAACCCTAAGATCGCCATGACACCACACATAGTATTATTCTCTGCACTGCATTAAACCGAGGAATTACCGCATGCTTACGCCTGATGAGGCTAAGGGCGTGCCGCGCCCACAGCGCGAGCAGAAGCCCAAGGAAGATGAAACAAATTGGGAGCAGGAGCGCGACGCGATGATCGAGCGCGTGAATAAGTTTCTGCGCGATGGTAATTACAGAGGCCGCCCCTTCCAGCTCGAAATCGGCAAGGGCTGCCAGAAAGCTCGCAAGGGCTTTGTCCAGCACCTTGAAGCTCACGGCTGGCGGGCTGATGAAAAGATGTTCTTTGATCGCGGCACCGAGAACTGGGTCGCGCGCATCAAGCAGGCTTTCTGATGAAAGTCGCACTGCATGAGCTAAAGACCGAGCAGCCTTGGTTTAGCGAAATAGCGCGCGGTATCAAGGATTTCGAGGTGCGTGAGCACGATCGGATCTTTGAGGTCGGCGACCTGCTGAATCTGCGCGAATACGACAAAAACTATAAGTGCTATAGCGGAAGACACATTCTGGCGCGCATCAAGAAGGTGATGAGCCATGAAGAATTCCCGCTGGCAATCCGTAAAGGTTACTGCATTCTCGGCATCGAGAGGCTCTCACAAACTATCCAAACATAAGGAGAATCATAGACTATGGGGAAAATCTTGAGTCAGGTACTGGCTCTTCAGCAAGGCCGCAAAGAAAGCATCGACAAAGAAATCAGCCAGCTCGCAACAGCATCCACAAAACTTGATCAGCTCACTGGCTTTGTGAATCAGTACCAAGCCTTGAATGAGGAAGATCACGAGCAGTTCAGCGATGAGGCCAAGAAGGTGCAAGCAATAGCGCCAGATATCCTTTCGCGCTTGTCGCAGCTTATTGCCGAAGAGGTGGACATCGAAGCCACCAAGGACAATACCAACTGCTTCGCCCGGGCTGATATTATCCTTTCCGGCATAGTGTGGGCAAAAGATGTGCCAGTCACTACTCTGCTCTACCTCGAAAAACGTCTGACCGCTTGGCGGGCGATCATATCGAAGATACCCATGCTTGACGCATCGGAGAACTGGACCCCAGACACCACTCAGCAAGGGCTGTGGAGGAGTGAAACGCGCAAGACCCACAGAACCAAGAAGGTGCCGAAGCCGATCACACTGGCGCCTGCTACTACGGAATTCCCCGCCCAGGTGCAAATGATCGCAGAAGACCAGGTAGTCGGCTACTATCACAAAGTGATTCTTTCTGGCGCACTGCCGGCCACTCGCTGGGCGCAGCTCATGCAGCAAGCAAACCAATTGATCGATGCTGTGCGAATGGCGAGAGAGCAAGCAAATACTGTTCCTGCACAAGATCTAAAGATCGGACAAGCGATCTTTGATTACCTGATGCAGTAGAATGACAAAGCTGTGAGGCGAAGCTAAAGCTCAATTTCAAGTTAAGCTCGCAGAGAGGAGAGGAAGGTTCGATTCCTTCCTCGGGCACCATAAGCCCGAGTAGCCCAGATGGTAGAGGCACTCTCGGCGAAAGAAAGTTAAGTCTATCCTCACAAGTTGATGCCTGGAACCAGTTGCGAAAATCCAGCAGCGGCAAAAATCTAGTTTATATGTCAGTTCAAGTCTGACCGTGGGTGCCAGCCCGCGTAGCTCAATGGCAGAGCGAAACTATTCAATCTGAAACGTCGCACTAAAATCGCTGAGAAGATTCGTTAATGAGCAGAGCACTGCATGTAGCTCAAGAGTAGAGCAACAGTCACGTAAACTGTAGAGTGCGGGTGCGATTCCCGTCTTGCAAATAAACCGCGCGCTCGCAGGAGGCTACCCTGCGGGCGTTGCTTTTCGAGTCATTGACATAACCGCAAATTTGCGGTTATAGTAAAGAGGTCGAGAGCAAAGGAGCCGCTACCAATGGATATCAACCTCGCCGATTACGACATCATCCTGATTAACAGCTCGGGCGGCAAAGACAGCCAGGCGATGCTGGATGAGGTCTTCTGGCAGGCACTGCGTGCCGGTGTGGTTGATCGCCTGGTAGTGGCTCACGCCGACCTCGGGCGCGTGGAGTGGAAGGGTACGAAAGAGCTGGCGCAGCGTCAAGCTCAGAGCTATGGCATCCGCTTCATCGCCTGCCGCCGAGAGCTGGGCGACCTGCTGGACTACATAGAAGAGCGGGGAATGTGGCCCGACAGCCAGGCGCGCTACTGCACCAGCGACTTTAAGCGCGGCCCAATCCGCAAAGTCATGACCGCGCTGGTGGCAGAGAAGCACCTCGCTGTGCCTGCTAGCGAGCGCCGCCAGCTCAAGATCCTTAACTGCATGGGCATGCGAAAGCAAGAGAGCCCGAAGCGCGCCAAAATGCAGATGTTTACTGCGCCGAGCTGCAAAATCAGCAAGCGCCCGAAGAAAGGAGAGACCGTCTGGGAAGGCGCCAGCAATGGAAAACGCCTCGTTTATGACTACCTGCCAATCCACGATTGGACCGAGGCGCAGGTCTGGGATCGTATACGCGAATCAGGTGTCGAGTATCACCCAGCATATGACCTCGGCATGCCGCGCCTCTCCTGCGTATTTTGCGTCTTTGCGCCGAAGAGCGCTCTGATAGTCGCAGGCAGAGCCAATCCCGAGCTGCTCGACGAATATATCCGCGTCGAAGACAAGATCAAGCACCTGTTCAGAAAAGATTTCAGCCTCCACGAAGTGCGCGATGCCATCAGGCGTGGTGACAAGGTGGAAGCCGTTGAAAGCTGGGCCATGTAAAAAGGAGGAGCAACTTTGAACCAAGACAATCCACTAATGCTGATACCACCGGAGATCGAGGCGCTTATCCTCGACGGCCGGGCGCTGCTGCTGAATACCGCGCAGGAAGGCGCTAGGGGCGATAGCTGCGTCGGCTTGATGGATGAAGCAGGCGATCCAATTCTCTCTATTAACTGGGGGAACCTGGACTATGAGCCAGGCCAATATTGCGTGATTATCGGGATCGATGGTCGAAACGTGCACTACTTCGCGAGTGCCGCTGAAGCCGTCAAGCTTTACGAGGAGTGCAGACTGAGATGTTAGGAAAGAAGAAGCCAGAGCGAATGCTCACAATCAGATATGCAACAAACTACCGAGAACATGGCGGTGACTTCTATTCGCTATTAGAGTTTTACTTTTCGACAAACTATGAAAAGCGCGGTCAAAGGCACCCAGTTCATCGCCCGGTGCTTAGCGTCTACTTCCATGGGGGCAAAAAATCTTGGTTTTCCCAACACGGCATGAATCAACCGTGGAAGGAAATCACGAGCAAAGAAGCCGTCGAGCTGATCCGCAAGCATTCAGCGAAGGGTCTTGATCAAATTCACAAGCACATTCCTCACAGACAGATTGGAAAGCTCACACTGCCAGAGACGACGACTAAGACAACCAAAGATAGGATTGCCGAGGACAATTGCCCTGATGATGAATATCAGCTCGGCGTGCTCATAGGGGCGCACCAAAAATATGAATCCGAACTTCAGGCAGTGCTGAAACAGATACAGCGAGTGACTTTAATCGATATCACCGATGAGAGCACCGCGGAGGTTGTGCTAGAAAGCGTTTGCAATATCGAGCGCTTGCAAGAACTTCGTGCAGCGCTCGGGCTCATGGTCGAAAGACTTGCGACTATTAATCGCAAAATGCGCAGCCAATCTAACTTCATTCGCCACAGAAAGGGATTGCCACTAATCCAAGTATAAGGAGCAGAAAAAACATGAAGCGCGAACCAAGACAAATGAATCTCTTTGATGAGCTGATCATCGATAACTTTGCCGGTGGAGGCGGAGCCTCGACTGGCATCGAGCTGGCGATCGGTCGGTCGGTTGACATTGCGATCAACCATGACCCTGAGGCGATCATCATGCACGAAGCTAATCACCCTTTCACAAAGCACTATTGTGAGAATATCTGGGAAGTAGACCCAGTGGAAGCCTGCGCTGGCCGCCCAGTCGGTCTCGCATGGTTCAGCCCAGACTGCAAGCACTTCAGCAAAGCCAAGGGCGGCAAGCCGCGCGAGCAGAAAATCAGAGGCCTCGCCTGGGTCGCCCTGCGCTGGGCGAAAGCAGTCAAGCCGCGCGTGATCTTTCTGGAGAACGTCGAGGAGTTTATCACCTGGGGGCCGCTCGGCCCAGACGGCACACCCTGCGCACGTCGAAAGGGGAGCACGTTTACTGCCTTTGTGCGGGCCCTGGAAAAGGAAGGGTATGCAGTAGAGTGGAAAATGTTGCGCGCGTGCGACTACGGGGCACCCACCACCCGCAAACGGCTCTTTATGGTGGCGCGGTGCGACGGTCAGCAGATCGTCTGGCCAACACCTACGCACGGCGACCCGAAGAGCAAGGAGGTCTGGTCTTGCAAGCTCAAGCCATGGCGCACGGCCGCCGAGTGCATAGACTGGAGCCTGCCCTGCCCATCAATCTTTGAACGCGAGAAGCCACTGGCTGAGGCGACGCTGCGCCGCATCGCCCGCGGTATCGTCAAATATGTCATCCAGGCGAAAGAACCTTATATCGTCACCTGCAACCACAGCGGCGATAACTTCCGCGGTCAGGGCGTGAATGAGCCCATGAAGACAATCACCGCGAGCAGAGATGCGCACGGCGTGGTAGTGCCGACGCTGATCCAAACGTCTTACGGTGAGCGCAAGGGGCAAGACCCGCGTGTACCTGGTCTTGAGAAACCACTCGGCACAGTGATGGCTCAGGGCAGTAAGCATGCGGTAGTGGCAGCCAGCCTCTTGCAAATGGGATTCGGCGAAGCCCCAGGTAGCCCGCCGAGGTGCATTGACCCTCAGAAGCCTCTCGGCACGGTGCTGGCTGGCTCAGTAAAGCATGCGCTCGCGTGCGCCACCCTGATCAAGAACTACTCAGGGCACTATCAAGGCTCAGGCACCAGCCTCGATGAGCCCATGCACACCATCACCTCGCAAGATCATCATTCGATCGCAGCAGTCAACCTGGTGCGCCAATTTGGAAACAGCGAGGGCGCAGATGCGAAGGCGCCGGTAGGCACCACCACCGCAGGCGGTGGCGGCAAGACCAGCCTGGTGGTATCGAATTTGGTGAAGCTGCGCGGCAAGAACCGCAAAGACAGCTTTACCTCTCCAGCAGATCCGATGCCTACCATCACCGCTGGTGGCACCCACATCGGGGAAGTGCGCGCCTTCCTGCTGAAATATTTCGGCAAGAGCGAAGGGCAGGGTCTTAATGTTCCGGCCCACACACTGACAAGCAAAGACCGCCTGGGGCTCGTGACAATCAACCAGATCGACTATCAGATCGTGGATATCGGTATGCGAATGCTCCAGCCTCACGAGCTTTTCAAAGCTCAGGGATTCCCTGACGGTTACTTGATTACACCTGAGACGATCGGCAAACCATTCAGCAAGACTGCGCAGGTCAGGATGTGTGGAAACTCTGTTAGCCCGGTGGTGGCAGAGGCTTTGGTGCGTGCAAATTATGCACCACTCAAGGTGGCGAAGCGGCGATCATCTTAGTCACGAAGGTGCGAAAATAGGTGGCGCATTTCACAAGAGGAACTACATGAGAACCGCCAAATACCTGGAAGAAATGCCGATTCTCACGCGCTTAATGACGGAGCAGGGCTTTGATTCAGTCAAGGCCCTCGCTTGCGCCGCTGATCTATCGGAAGACAAGCTACAGCGAGCGCTCGCGGGCAGGCACGTGTTGCCGCTGAATGATGCGCTGAAGCTGGTGAGGGTTTGCAAATGTCACCGCGATCCCGCACTAGCTCTAAAGTTGCTGCGCGAGATTGCCGACCGTTATCAACGAAATAGTTAGTTCGTACAAACCAAAAAAAGACGCTTAGCCTCTTGCAAGCTCTAAGCGTCTTTGTCGAGTTACTCGCGGCTCCATTCGCTGAATCAGCGACCCACTGAGTGGCAAGGGCCACCGCTTTCTGCACGATCTGCTGAGGATATGATCCTCACGTCTGGGTTATGAGCCCTCGACCCTCTGCCTCGGGACAGACCGAAATCAAATCTAGTAAGAAATTGGCGAGCGCGCAAAACAAACATTTGCGCCAACTACTGTTAGATCCTTAAATGAAAAGGTGCACCAACTTTTACACCGCGTAAAAGCAGCGATGTCCAGCTTTTGCTGGAGCCCTTTCAAACGTTTGGAGAATTTGATAATGACGACGCAAGAAGAACTGCAAGAGCAGGTAAACGAAATGACCGAAGCGATCGAAGAGCAGAGCAGAGTGATTGCAGTAGTGCCCGAGGCTCTCGCTCGCATCGAGCATGACATTACTGCTCTGAGAGACCGCATCGAGCAGAATGGTACATTGCCGGATTTGAGTGCCGCTGCTGAAAAGATTCGCGCAAATACGAGCGTGCTGCGTGTCGCCCTGGAGCAAGCGAAAGCTATTGACGCCCAGGCTACCTCGGCACCGGTCGAAGCACCGGCACCGGCTGAAGCAGCACCGGCTGAAGCAGCACCGGCTGAAGCACCGGCTGAAGCACCGGCTGAAGCACCGGCACCGGCTGAAGCAGCACCGGCTGAAGCACCGGTCGAAGCACCGGCTGAAGCAGCACCGGCTGAAGCACCGGTCGAAGCACCGGCTGAAGCAGCACCGGCTGAAGCAGCACCGGCTGAAGCACCGGCCGAAGCACCGGCCGAAAGCCAATAACTTCGTAGGCTCTCGGACTACAAATCAATCCAAGCAAAAGCCGCCTGATAGCGGCTTTTCATTTTAATAAAAATCCGAAAAGCCCCATACACCCATATCAGACAATGCGAATCGGAGAGTCAGGCACGGCGCAGAAAAGCTCATTCATTCGTGAAAGCTTCAGCGGCAGCTTGTTTCGAGCATTTGCCACAAATGTGCGTTTATGTAATCATAAAAACACATACGCATGCTCTATCATTCGCCATACACTATGAGCGCGTCGGAATCCGTTAACGCATAAGAAACATATTCGGCATGAAGTGCTCAAGGCTGTGCTAAATTGCGCGCGTCCAGCCAGCATGACTACTCTGCCAGGTGCATAGCTGCCGCTGGGTCACAAAAGCTCGACCCATAGCACTTGCACGCTATAAGGGGGGGGATGAAATGCAAGAATTGCGGAGCGGCGCAAGCCGTGTGATTACGCTTAGGCAGGCCTGGACCGACTTTAGAAGAGTGAGAGCAAGAACGCTCAAGCCAAAAACTCTTATAAGCTATGACTACCTTTTAAATCGATATCTCAAAGAGTGGCTTGATAAGCCACTCCCAGAGCTGACAAAGGATCTTGTTGAGCTCAAGCACCGAGATCTCACTTTGCACAATGGCGGCACTCAGGCAAATCTAGTATTTCGTGTGCTGGGTTCGATTCTGGGCTTTGCTCAGTATCGATATGACGATCAAGCCGGCAATCCGGTGCTCATGCAAAACCCAGTAAAGCGACTCAGCCAGATGAAGGCGTGGAACCGACAGAAGCCCCGCAAGAGCTTTATTCGCGATCACCAGCTTGCTGACTGGATGCGGGCGTGCGGTGCGCTGAGCACCTCGACGCGCCGAGACATCCTGATCTTGTTACTCCTTACGGGATTGCGTAAGAGCGAAGCGCTCGATCTGGAATGGCAGCATATCGACCTGGAGGGCCGCACACTCACGGTGCCAAATCCAAAAAATGGCGATTTGCACATCCTGCCTCTATCTGACCACCTCTTCAAAATGCTTCAGAGAAGACGCTCAGAGGCTCATAGAAGCGTGCGATTTGTGTTTAACGGTGAGCGCCCAGGTACTAAGCTTGGGAAGAATCTGGACTTCTGCCGGTGGGTCTCGATCAAATCTGGCGTCCAATTCATGCCGCATGATCTGCGGCGCACATTTACGACAGCAGCAGCCTGCCTCGGGCTCTCTCCTTTCGTGATCAAGCGCCTTCTCAATCATCGAGGAGACGTTACTTATAACTACTTCGGCGAATCTGTCGAGCACCTGCGCCAGCCTATGCAGATGATCACAGATCGTCTATTGGGGCTGGCTCAATATCACATCCTCGATCCGGCGTCAAGGGAATGTAACGACTCCCGGGAATGACGGCCAATTGTATATCCTGAACGGGGTTAGTTGTGCACCAGCTTCTAAATTCTTTGGCGCTATCTAATGAATTGACGAATTGTCTGTATTCGGGAAGGTCTTCTGCATTGCCCACCGCGTTGCCGAGCAGATCGAGATAAATGCATCCGTCTTCCGTAAACCAATCGACCAGGTTCATGCGCCGAAATATGGTCAATCCAAGAGCAACTGACATTTTGCTGGCCGCCATTGCCGCCGCCAGCTTGTCGCCGTGCACCTGACCATCGCGTTTGTTCACGGCGAAACGAATGATGCCGAAGAGTCGCTTGAGAAAGCCTGCCGGATCATCGCAATCGGATTGATCGGCGCCGACCAGGTAGACGCTTTGAGCGCTGGAGCGCGTGACGATTTCTTGAAAGACTTTGGCACTCGGCGGAAACTGCCAGAATATCAGGTGCGCCTTATCTTCAATGGAAGTGCGATCGTCGAACGTCACATTGGCAATCGTGCTTGCCGATTCGCCGAAAATCGCCACCTGCGAGCCGAATTTCTCGATAGCACGGCTAACGACGTCTTCGGGTTGAGTATGACCTCTTAGATCTTTCCAGTTCTGGCGAGTAACACTCTTGAGCCGCTTAATATTGTCGGTGTCGCTGGCTACTTCTAATTCGTCGGCGAATTCAGGTTTGCTGGCCACAGTCTTTGCCAGGCGATCCAGGTGTTGCGCCACTTGCTTGGACAATACTGGCGAAGGCGTATCGTGCGCGGGCGCGACCGTAGATGGACGTTCGTAAACTTCCGTGGCGTACTTGCCGTCGTCTTTGCTGGAACGCCAGTCGCTCACGACAAGTTGCAGTCGCTCGCGCCCGTTGTAGACGTTGATTTCAGGCGAGAACACCAATTCGATTTCTTGCCCGTCAAACGGAACCTTGCCTCGGCTGTTCCAAAGCACGCACTCGAATTCAGAATCGACAGCAGGAGATTGCAACATGAGGCGGTGGTGCTTTCCTTCTTTGCCGAGCACTCTTGTGCTGTTGCATACGAGGTTCTGCATACACAGAAGCGGTTTCTTGTTACCGATGCCGAATGGCGCAAGCACGGCAAGTTCTTTGGCCAGATCGGTCGAGACTTCGGCGCCCGTCACGATTGTGTCGATTTCCACTGACGGATTGGACGGTTTGCCCGCAAGCATTTTGTTGCAGGTGTCTGTCAGCCCACGGCACAGCGCCTGTGCTTTGGCTGCCTCTACACTGAATCCGGCTGCCATCTTGTGACCGCCCCAGCGTGAAAGAAGATGCTCATTAGCCTTCAGAACTTCGTAGAGGTCAATGCCCTCGACACCACGGGCGGAGCCTTTTACGATGCCTTCTGACTCGTCGAGCTCACCGATGAATACAGGCTTGTGAAACTTTTCGACCAGTCTTGATGCAACAATTCCCACCACGCCATGGTGCCAGCCTGCGTCGTAAATCGCAATCGCACGATCTCGCTCCAGGTCGAGCTTGTTCGTAATCATTCTGTCAGCTTCGGCAAAGATGCGCTCGCATAGCTCCTGCCGCTTGGTATTTTCGACTTGAAGCTGCTTGGCTAGATTGTCGGCGACCGAAGAATCGTCGGTAGTCATCAATTCTACTGCGGCCCTGGCGTCAGCCAGGCGTCCGACTGCGTTAATGCGCGGGGCCAGTCCGAAGCCGACCACATCGGTATCTTCGCTCTTGCGCACCTGGGCAAGCAACGCTTTGATGCCGGGGCGAACAGAGTTGAGCAGAGCTGGAAGACCAACTTTTACGAGATAACGGTTTTCGCGCACCAGGGGCACCAGGTCGGCAATCATGCCCAGGGTGACAAAATCGAGCAGAAGCGGCACTTCTGACTCAAGCCCTTTGTCGACGAGAAGAGCTTCGCACGTCTTGTAAGCGACACCTACGCCAGGCAGATGATAAAGCGGGTGGTTCTCGTCGTTGATGCGTTTGGGGTGCACGATACCGGCGGCCGGTGGCAGCAACTCCGGCATCGTGTGGTGATCGAGGATTAGAGTGTCAACTCCTAATTGCTTGGCGAAATTAACCTCGGCAAAATTTGATACGCCGCAATCGCACGTAATGATCAGCTTGGATTTATGCTTGCTGGCAAGTATGCTCACCGCCTTCAAATTCAGACCATAGCCTTCGCTGGAGCGGCTGGGTATGTAATAGTCGACGGAAGCACCAAGGCGTTTGAGCACTGTCAAAAGAACCGAGGTGCCGGTGATGCCATCTACGTCATAGTCACCATATACGGTGATATGCTCCTTTTGCACGATGGCCTGGTTGATCCGCACGACGGCTCGATCCATGTCGGGCAATTCCATCGGACTTGTCGGCGTATAGCTCGATGTGTCCAGGAATGACTTGATTGCCTCCACCGTATCGAAACCGCGCCGCATCAAAATGCGAGCAATAATCGGGTGCCCTGTGGCTGCCTGCAGCACCTCATTCGATATGTCTTTTTCGACCGGAAACCGCCACGACTTGCTGAAGGCGGAGAGCCTGAGCGGCTCCAGCGCTCCTGTTTCAGTAGTGGATCCTGTTGTCGATGTAGTCACACGCACCCCCGGCAAGGCGATTTCGATATCGATTGTATATTTACTGATAGTCCAACCTGGCACCACCGGCGATGCTGAATGTCTCGAACATCGCTAATAGCTAGGATACTTTAGGCCCTGGCCTCGCGCGATTAAAATAAGCTTGAATACCAGGTCTGGTCGATGTTTTTGCGAGCCCGAGAATATAGACGTAAAATACGCGAAAAGAGTTCAATCAATCCGCGATCTACCGCCATAAAATCTCCGATCGATATAGCGAGCTACTTATTCAGCTCCGGATCGTTGATATCAAAAATCTTCTTAGGCTTCGGCGGAAAGGACCCGTTCTTCCAGTTCTCAAGATCATATTCAATGATCGTTGTCACTACCGGTGGTTTTGGCCAGGGCAGCGCCCAGCCAACCGACCAGATGACAGGCAGCATCACGACGTGAAGGCTCAATGCCACTAAAAATGCCTCGGCCAAAGGAATGTTCTCAACAACCAGCCGCACCATGCGGGTGCTCAGTCGATCATCTTCTCGCGCAGGCACGCTAAACCGCACCGGGTTCTTGTTCTGTTCGACTTCATCAGAACTGGTTGCCAC